AATATAGGTATTACCTAAGTCTATGCTCTTAAAAGCACTTGTTAAGTCATCTATACGAGAATAATAGTTCTTCCAATTATTAGTTGCTATAGCATTTACTTTAGCATTATATATCTTCTTGAAAAGATTGCTAATAATTCTATTATTATTTTCATACATCTCCTTTGTAATCTCTTTAAATACAATACTATCTTTTTCAGATAAAGGGTAATAAGTAGTACTCATGTTAGAAAGTTCTTCATTTATCATACTTAGTACCTTTGAATATCCTGCTATAAATACAAAAGAATCTTTAAATCTAACATCAGTTACTTGAAATTTTACAGAGTTAGCAAGGTTACCATTTACAATATTCTTATTATTATAACCTCCATAACCAATAATACTTTCTCCAACGTGTAATCCATAAATATCTTCATAGAGTACCTCTTTTACCTTTTTATTGAATGCTTGTATAGATTGATTAGTGTAACTTACAAACACAGTATTTTCAGGTTCTTCTTTATATAATTCTATGAATTTTTCAAAGAACTCTGCTTTTTGTCCTGCATTATAATAAGTAACAGTATCTGTATTATCTATGATAGGGAGTACACCTGTTGGATTACTCCTTATCTCTGTAAGTATTTTAAGTATACTTGCATCTTCTGTCCTCTTTACTTCTGTTAGTTGTACAAGTTTGAACTTAGTAAATACATCAGATACATACTTATTTTTATCTTTTGTAATCTCAGGTATCTGAGCTTTATCTCCCATGAAAACAATATTTACCTTTTTAGCAGCCATAAGCCTTACTAAATCTTCAACATCTTTTCTAGATAACATAGAACTCTCATCTACAATAAGAACATTCTTTTTATAAGGGTCTAAAGCATTAGTAAATTTAGAACTTAATTTCTTTTCAAAAGTCTTTGTTTTTCCATTATACATATTAACCATAATACTTTGTATGGTATAAGGGAGAAAGCCCAAATTTAAGCCTAAATATACAGTTGCTGCATGTGTTGGTGCTGAATAAATGAAGTTAAATCCAGAAAACATATCTCTATTGAACTTCTTTTTCATGTATTTTTGTAAATAACCTATAACTGAAGACTTACCACAATTATGTGTTACTGTAAAATCTTCTAATATAAAAAGATTATCACCATCTAAAGTAAATCCATAATAGTCATCAACAACATCTTTTTCTACTCTTAAACCTGTATGTAATCTATTTTTAAAGTCAGAAATCTTTTGTACTTTTCTTCTTTCAACTAATATAGGTAACTCTTTATCAACTGAAAAAGTTATTCTCCAAACTTTATAATAATCCTCTTTACAATTTGTACAAGTAGCATATTTCACTCTACAATTTACATAAAATCCAAGACTTCTTATTAAGAATGTTATATCCTTAGCAAGTTGCTCATATTTTGTAATTATTTCATAATCTTTTCTATTTTCACCAGCATATCCATCAGTATCTATTAAACCAGCTAATAGTTTTTTTCTGTTTTCAGAAGAATTAATAAGAAAATCCTTGGGTATAAACTTACTTTTTAAACTCTGTTTATTAGTTATTCCAAAATATTTTTTAAATTCTTCTGATATACCTTCTTTGTAAAGATTGTATGTTTTACATGTTTCATTGTTTCTTTTTTTCCATACACTTTTTATTACAAAGTTTTCTTGTAAATATTGTTCTATTTCAATATCACTGTTTGTTATGTTAGGAAACTCACTTGTAGTACCATCACCAAGCCATAAACCTAAGAAATATGGGTCTATTTTAAGTTCTTTTTCTGGAAACTCTATCAGATTAGCCTTGTAACCTTTATAATCTCTTGCTGATGTTTTGTGTGATAAATACTCTAAAACTGTTTGATTTACTAAACCTTTTTTATGATGTTTTGTTGATAGTATATGAGATTCATTAACTCTATAACTAATACCTCTGTTTTGATGTATCCAATACATTTGTTCTCTACCTCTTTTTAATTCAAGAACAGTTCTTGGAGTACTATCAATACCCATTAATTTATCACCAACTACAACATCTTGTACTTCCTTATAAGAACCATCAAACATTAATATTTTTGTTCCATAAGCTAAACAACCCGCGTATCCTGATAAAGTGATAGGTGTAGTTTCATTTATTACGTGGTCTATAATTTCTTTAAGGGCATTGTCTTGCTCCTGAGTTAATTTGAATTTTGTAGGTATAGAAATACCTTTATATTCAAAAAAGTTACCTTCTCTTGTCATCTAAATACTTTTTAATCTTTACAATATATTTATCTCTTGTTTCTGTGTCAAGAGATTCAAATCTTAATAATAAATCACCTCCTGTCCAATGAGTAACATATCTTATTGCTTTCTTTATATCTACTTCATCAGCTTCAACAGTGATTTTATCTATACCATTTCCCCAATATTGACTAATTTTCATGTTCAAATTTTTTAGTAAAATGGGGTGCTTTTACACACCCCATCTTGAATAAATAATAAAATTATATGACACCAAAATTAATTTCCTAAAATAACAGGAGTTTTACCATCTGTAATTATTACTTTATTATTGGTTATCCTAAGCATTTCAATATATTGCTGCATTAGAATTTCTCTAGTAAGACCTGCTGATTGTACTTTATTTGTTTCAGCATCAATCTTAGCTTTTTCAAGTAACATTTTAGATGTCTCTAGTTCATTTTTTACTCTATTGGCTTCTTGAATAGCTTTATTTCTATTCTCAATAGCTATTAGCATAGAGGAAGGTGGTCTTAGTCCTGAAGTAAGAGTAGTAAGTTTAAAATATTTATTCTCAAACTCTTCTTTCAACCTTTTATTCACAGACTCTTCAAAAGAAGCCATATTATTCATAAGACTATCAGTAGTATATTTTCTAGCTTCTTCTCTATAAGCATCAGTAACCCTTTTATTGAGTATATTCTTTTCTACTAAGTCAAAGAAAGAATCTGGGTCAGAGATGTCATAATTTTTATAGGAAAATACAATTTCAGGACCTTTACCTCTAATAGGAACATAAGTATATACAGGGTCTACTGTAAATACACCTGCATCTTTAGCTGTAATTTCTACTTTTTCAGGGTCTCCTGATTGTTCCCACATAGGTACTTGATAAAGTTCAGAACCTGGTCCTAAAATACCCTGAGCTCCTGTTACTACTTTGAAAGAATTAATCCCATTCCTTCCATACTCTGTCATTAGAACCCCTTCATAATTAGGTTCTGGTCTATTGCAGCTTATTAAAGAAGCTACAATAGAAATAATAAAAATAATTTTTCTCATTGTATAATATTTAATTATTTAAAAAACTTTTTATAAGGAAATATAATCAGTATAATAACTGATACAATTAATCCTAAAAACCATAAATATGGTAATTCACTCCTGAATAACACCATTATACAAAAAAATAGTAAAACTATTAAAGCAATAAACATTAATACTTTTAGTGTAAAATTTCTAATCATAATAGTTATTTTTTCTTTTTTATCATACTTATTAATGATGATATAAAGTAATAAATAGTCAATAATGTAGCTAATATAGATATTATTATAAATGTTAAATCTTCTTTATCTATTATGGCATCTATAATAAGTTTTGTACTTACAATTGTAAAAGTAAAAGTTATTACAATACATAATGCTGTATCAATATCAATATTATTTTTCATTATTTTTCTTTTACAAAAGTTCCATTCACCATAGTACCTTTTCTTTTAGATATTGTATTATAAGCAATCTCTAAACACTCTAAAGAATCTATATTCTCCAAATAACAGTACATGTTTATATTGATAAGAAATGCTGTTATTGCTAAGCCATAGTATTTTCTTTCAAATAGCATGTCTATAAGTATGTTACTAAGAATTGCTAAGATTTCATTTGAGTCAGTCTTACTATTCTCTTCAACAAGTTTCTTAATATCATCTTTTTGATAAGCAAATTTAAATACAATACTAAAGTCAGCATTCTCTACTTCTTGTTTCTCAAACCAAGTAGCATTAATTAGTGTTACTAAAATATCACCTACTGAATCCTTTTTTAGTTCAGTATCTTTATTAATGTGAGCTGATATAAGCTCACCTAACTCCTCATGTGTTTTAAGAAGTTGTGCTTTTTTGTTACCTTTTTCATGGATACCTTTTTCTTTAGCCCATTCATTTACAAGGCTTACTAATTCATCAATTGTTTTCATGTCAAAAATATTTTATTTTATTATTTTAAGTGTATTTCATTAAAACCATCAAAAGTTAATTCACCTTGAATACCATAACTCATTCCATTAAGAAAGAAATATCTAAAGAATAGTTTGTCCCATGTATGAATAGTAATTTGGAATATAAAACTATTTTGTATATTACTTATTCTTTCAAGTTCACTTAATACTTCATCATAGAACACTTGTTTTATTTCATTTTCACCTCTCTCTAAGAGTTTGTATAAAGGTTCAAGTTTAGTGAGTCTTCTGTAAGGTTTAAAATCAATAGGTACATACTTTTTAGTAAAGCATTTTATTTCATAATGATTTAATTTCTGCGCTTTTTCAAAACTGTTTAATTCCATTTTTCTACCCAATTTAAATATTCAAATAATGGTGTGAAATGTTCATCTACAACATCATAACCTAGTCCTTGTATTATTAAAAAATAATACTCTTTATAATATATAGGTACAAACCCTAATTCATATAGTTTATCTACATTGCAATAGTCTGAATCAATATAAAAATCATCACACATGTAGATTGCATTTTGCCAAACTTCAGTTGTAGGTTTTATTTCTAGCTTCTCAAAAAGGTTTTCATCATTAGGTAAAACAAGTTCTGCATTTCTTTTCCAATCTTTTTCATCTAGTATAGAAAAAGGTATCATAGAAAACTCTCTTTGCATAAGTCTTGCAACCTCTCTTTTCCTATCTGTGTATTTAATTGTATTTAATATTGCATCCATTATAAATTAATTAAAGTTCTACCTAAACCAATACCTATATAAGGTTTAAAACCTTCTGGTGTTATACCATATCCAGCACTAATATTCAATCCCCATTTTTTAGTTTTAGGAAGTTTGTACACACTTCTTACCTCTTGAGTGGTAGAAAAAGGATTATGATTAATAACATTTACATAAGTACCATCTTTTTCTTTACTTAGAGTAATATCATATTGGTCTCTTGTAAAAAGTCTTAAAGCTGTTGAATCTTTATTCATTGCTACAGTACCCCAAATCCAATCTTTTAAATTGAAATCTGTTTCAAAAGTCAGATTTAGAGTATCCTTTATCTTTACAGTTTTAAATATAGTATCAACTTTAGTTTCTGTTTTAACTATAGAAGCAGTCAAAGTACCTTTTTTTACAAGTTTCTGAAGTTCCTTTATAGTTTTATCTTTTACTTCTAATTGTTTAAAAAAAGACATATTATCTACTTCTATAGAACTAATCTTAGAAATCATTTTACCCTCTTTATCTCTATAGGATTGTAAAGAATCATTGAGTTGAGCAATAAGTCTTTTTGAGCTTATTTCTTGTTCTCTATTAGTACATTCTCTAAACATAAGAGATACTAAAAGGAATAATCCTATTACTGTTAGTATAGGTATTAAAGGTCTAATTATTCTCACCATAATTCATTATCATCAAATTTTAATTCACCTGTACAAACTTGTCTATTACCATTAAAGTAATAACTTTTCTCTATATCTAACCTGTCTTCACCTTCTCTTTGTAATTCTATTTTTAAATAAGGGAATTGTTTAGATAATCTAAGTAAATCTTCTAAATGGCTATACCATTTTTTGTAATAAATATCTACTTGTTCAGGAAGAAGTTTATCTGTATAGTAAGAAGAATCTTTATCTCTATCCTCTTTTATAGCATCTGTTATTACACCTAAATCATTATCATTTTCTAAGAAGTCTAGTATTTCTACCTGTTGTTCTACTGTGAGTTCTTTCTTATTAAAAAGAATTTCAAAATCACTATAATATCCCATAGTCTTTAAATTAAAGGGGAGAGTTACCCCTCCCCAGATATTAATACTTAATCCTATACAAATATTTTGTCCCAATAAGTCTCTAATGTACCATCTTCTAGTTTCTTAGAGATTACAAACTCTTTATTGGATAAATGAGGAATGCGTGTTCCTCCAATTAATCCAATAGAAGGATTAAATGATATAGTATTCTCATTAGGAGAACTTCTATATAATAATCCCATAGCATCAGTCTTTAAAGCTAAAATATCTTTTAACTTACCTTCAATAGCTAAATCTTTTACATTACCTTCTCCATCTTTATCTGTTTTTAAAGATTTATCAGCTACATGCCCTAAAAGGATTAAACACTTACAGTAAGGTTTAAAGAAGTTAATTATTTGCTGTAAAGCATTTCTTTTGTAACCATAGCCAGCCCCATAAGAAAGATTTGTAATGTCATATTTCAAATCTTTAATTTGGTTTTTAGCATTCATTGGGTCTTTATTATAGTTCTTAATAGCTAATGTGTTTGTTACAGTATCATACAACATGGTAATAGTGTCAAAAACTATAAAGTCAAATTGTGGTTTCTTTTCTTCAAACTCCTTACAAAGCTGTGAAAAAGTATTGTAATCATTTACTTTAATGTAGTTACCACTATAGTAAGCCATGCCATCATCAAAATCTAAAATGAGATAGCTTCCAGGTAGGTGTGTCATGAGTTCAGTCTTTCCAATCTTTGGATAACTGAAAATAATCATTTCTCTTGCATTCTGAGAAACTTTTTCTTTCTTGATGTTTTCTAATAAACTCATATTTGATTAAAAAATAGCTTGTCAAGCACTAAATACTCAACAGGCTTGATAGAAATTAAATAAAAATATAAAATTAGGCACTGCAAAGATACAAATTATATTTAAATTTCAAACTAAAATTCAATATAATCTATATCAAATTCCTTGCATTTCTTTCTAAACTGAACAAAATCAACCACTAAAGTAGGGTCTAAATTAGACTCTCTAATGACTTTTTCACATACATTGAGATTGTAATGTCTAACCATATTTTCAGGTATGAAAATATCATCATCAAAGTATTTATCTCTTATATAGTTTTTTATTTTATCATCCAATTTAGGTAAAAAAAGTACCTTATAGACAATAGAACCTAAATCTCTAATTTGTTCTTCCATTTTTTATTTTTGATTTTAGTTCAACTATTTTCTTATTTAAACCCTTACAGTTTTCCTTGTAAGTTTCAAACTTCTTTTTATAGTGTTCAAGCTCTGCTGAAATAAGTATTTTTTCTTCTTCTAAGCTTCTTACTTTTTCTTTCAATAGAGCTTTGTCCATTACAAAAGTTCTTACATCTGCTTCATGTGCAGATTTTTTATTTATCCTATAACCTACATTATAAAATATAGATATAATTAGAGCTATTGCTAAAATTGTTTCTAAAATTGTCATATTTTTAATTCCATAAATCCCCCTTTTTTGGGATATAACCATAAATCTCCTCACTAAATCTTGGAGGATAGTCTAATTCAAAATCTTCATTTAGCATATCTTCTTTAATTTTAGTGTCAAAATCTAAATTCACTCTTTTTATAAAAGTTTTTTTTCTTTTTTCATCTTTAAAGAATACATCTCTTGTACTTTTAAGTATCTTATTTATTTCTATCTCTATAGTTTTATTTTCAAACTTCCTTGAGCCAAAATACTTTTTTACTTGTTCTTTACTATACATCAAACTATACTTACCTTTTATAAAGTTGTATAGAGCATCTTTAAATACATAAGGTATCTTTAGTACAACCATGTGTCCTGTACTAAACCTATCGTATTTATAAGTATAATCAGATGTATAATAATGTTGTATTCTTATATAGTGTAGGAATTGTTGAAACTTTTCTCTGTATTTTTGAAGATTAATTTGCATGTGATTTCTTAGTTCAACATCAAAAAGTATAAATAAATTATCTTCTTCAAAAGATACATTTGTATCCCCAATTCCTACACTTAATTTTATAAAAGAGGTAATATAATTGTCTAAATCTGGTCCATAATATTTTAATGTTGGGTATAAATACCTCCAAGTTTTGTTCTTAAATAACTTTCCACTGTGTATTTCCATAACAAAATCAAATTATTTAAGAGGTATAATACCTGCCCAATCCAACTTTAAATTATCTCCACTTTCTCTAAAGAGTCTATCTTCAGTAAAGCCATTCTCAACATAAAACAGATAATCATCAATAAGGTCCATATAACCTTTTACCCTATTTAATCTGTTATATACTGTATCTGCGGAATTACTCGCTTGCTCTCCTCTTAGATATAGGTAATCTCTACCATATTTACCCATAAACTCAAGGCTTTTATCACAAGTAAATATTACAGGCTCTTCATCTTCAGTAGTACTCACTACAATAAATTTAAAGTCTAATATTTTATAGTCTTTAAACTCATTATTTTCTTTCCACTGATAAAGAGCTTCTACATAAAAACTTTGCTGAATGTCATATCTCCTTTTCCTTAAAGCTTCAGGAAAATTCCTAACAGAATCACCAATAGTTTTAAGGTCAATTGGAGTTATAGTTTTATCTATATTGTTAATATAAACTATATCTAAAAGAGCTTTACACTCTACCTCACTTATCTCAAACTCTATTGGTAGCTGCTTTAGAATAGTAATGTTCTCATCACTATCTCTAAAATACCTAGAAGTATACTGATTTTCATGTACCTTTCTTACAATATTAGACACTATTTCCGCTTCTTCTTGAGTAATAATAGTCTTATTTTCAGAGCTTATTATCTCTTTCCAATACTCAATAGAATCTAAAATCTTGTTTATCCTTGTTTCAGGTTTTAAATTCTTATAATAACCATGTGATTCACAGCTATCCATAATTTCTTGCTGTAGAAACTCTAAATTCTTATAAGTATCATCTTCAGCAATTTTATTTTTAGCATTAGAATAAACTTCGTATAATATACTCTTTACCACATCTGAGGGCTTCTCAGTCAAATGAGAGATATAGTATTTCTCATTAAAGTCTATTACACTTGTAAGGTATGTATCTACAGCACTACCTATTACAAAGTATTTCTTCTCTTCAAAGAAAAGCTCTGGTTCTTCTGTCTCAAGAAAAGCTTTAGGACCATATAAAAGTGTCTTTAATTTACTTTGAGATAGTCTTGGACTATCATAATAATTTTCTTTTGTTAATCCCATTTCTTTATTTTACTAATTAATAATTTAAAGTCTTCAAAGGTCATACTTACAATTGTATCAAATTGTGTTCTTTTTTTACCTTGTCCAACCTCCTTTTTGTGTATAAGGATATTAGGTAAAAAATACTCAATAGAGCCTTCAGGGAATGTCTCCCTGATTCTATCATGTACATATCTAATCTCCTTAGAAGCATTTAAGCCTTTCTGCTTACCTGCTTTTATCTGAATATTCATAGGCACAAAGAGAAGGTCAATACCTGCACCATCATGCATTTTTGAGCCTTCTCTTGATGTTTTACAATATGTAAATCCCATTTCTCGAAATGCTGAAGCAAACTCTCTTTCAGCATTACTACCTTTTCTTTTATTTGTTGCTCCTTTTGTCATTACGTATTTAAAATATCTTCTACAAGTTTATCTTCCATATAACTAAAATATTTTTGAACATCATCTAAACTATTCATTTTAGGCAATAGATTGACAGTCTTAAATATTTTAGATTTTAAATTAGCTGTTTCTATAATATCTATATCAAACAATCTTACATAATCTAAATAATTAGTTTCAAATCTCTTCCTCCAAGTATTATACTTATCATCTGTCATGAACTTTTTATCTATATAGAGAGATAAATGACTTTCTATATTTTTTTCTAAAAAATTCTTTCTATCCATTGAAGAGTTTAAGCTATAAAAAGCTGTGAAGAAATAATTAGGAATACATAAAGAAACTAATAATTCATTTGTATCTAAGTCCCAAAGAGTACCTTCTATATTAAATAAACTTACTACATTATCTCCTGTTTTACTTTTCATAAAAGACACACTTAATCTTTGTCTTTTCATGTCTGTAAAAAAGTTATTATAAGATTTTTCATAGCTAGATTCACTTAGAAGTCTTTTGTTTACTTTATAATTATAATAAACAAGTTTATCTGATGATGCATAAGTTTCTATAAATCTGTCATATAAAAATAAACTATTAGCAGGTACAACTTTATTTTCTGCAAATAAACAAGGTTCTCTATCTTCTATTAAAGAATCTTGAACTATTTCTTTTCTAGTATAAACTTCTTGTGAAACATTACTTAAATATTGGAACAATAAATCATTTATTTTCTTACTCATTTATTACAGTATTCATTGGTAATATATAATCCCATCTAAAAGGCACTTCTCTGTCATCTTCACCTGACACACAATTAGCTAAATGATTAGTAAAAAATCCCACAGCATGAGAAGCTGCCATACATGAAATATGTGTTGTTGATTTTAAAGTACATACTTCATCAGGTATCTTATCATCATTAAAGAGACTTTTCTTATAATCCTCTATCCTATCTGGTGTAACACAGAAAATTTGCATATTTTCAAAGTTAAGTCTTGTATCTATAAAGATTGGTACATTATTTTTATCAAAACTTATCCAATTATTATTGACATGTGTAACCCAATTATTAAAGAATATTTTTCTTGCTTTCATGTTATCAAAACATGAAAACATGAATTTATCAACATAACTATTTTCACTATAAATGTCTTTTGAGGTATTTATAGTCATACCTGTAAAGTCCTTTATAATACCCATTAAAGCATCCACTTTAAAATAATTTAAATGGGGATATCCAAAGAGTTGTCCTGCTAAATTATGTTCTTCAATTTTATCAAAATCATACACAAAAGGCTTAAAGTTCATTCTTGCTAATAAAAAGCAAGTAAAAGAACCTAAAGAACCTGCACCTCCTACTATAGTGTTTCTTACTGTAGGGTCAAACCATACAGCTCCTTTAAATCTACTTGTTGTTACTTCATTCATATTAAATTTTATTAATCATTTTTTCTATTGCTTCAATAAGAACTTCAATATACTTATTATACTTACTTGGTTTAGCTGTAAGAAAATCTTCATATTCTTCTAGTAATGCTTCAAGGACTGTTTTAAAGCCTTCATCACTTTTAACATTAGGGAAATACTCTGCATAAGTAGATTCAAAATTATCAAAGAAAGCTTCTTGTAATAACTTTGGAGCTATCTCATACTCAGTATAGAAATCTAACACATCCATAAAGTCTTTAAAAGTAGCCCTATCAGCAAAACTTATGAGTACATTTACAGAAAACTCAGGTATAGTATTAGTAATGTAATAATCTTTCTCAACGCTTTTTTTTAGGTCTTTTTTTTTAGTAAAAGTGGCTGTACTCGGAATTACAGGAATAGACTTACCTACAGCTGGATTAGTACTACTATAACTCTTAGAATAGCTACTTACAGTACCATTATTGTAATTACTATTATAGCTAGTACCATAATTATTACCATAAGTATAGTTACTCCCATAGGTATAATTACCATAAGTAGGTACTTTCATAATATCTTCTACAACTTCAATAAAGTCTTCTCTTAGATAAGGTCTTTCTATCTCAATATCACAGTCATAAATAACAAGATATTGTTGATTTTCATTATCTACACTGACAACATATTCTTGACCAAATTCATCAAGAGCTTTAGCTGTAGTTTGTGATGAGCCTGTATTAGCTACAAAACAAAGTTTAGCTACCATTTGTTCTTTATTGTTTACAATAAGAGAAAGATAAACATTGTTCTTAGGAGCATTAATTTCTAAATCCCTCATATCTGTACCAGAAAAGAATGAATCCATGCCATGATGTGAATGTGTAGCCCCATATAAACATTCTTCAAACTGTTCATTTTTATTAATGAAATTTACATACCTTTCATCTACTTCATATTCTGTATAAGTAGCATTACCTTTATCTAGAGGTAAAATAGCTCTTGTAACAATCTTTAGATTTTCTGGGTCTTTTATAGAACCCTCTAAATCATAGAATAATAATCCAGACCACTCTACATTATTTATTCTCTTGCAAAGATATGTTATCTCGCTGTAAACCTCTTTTGTAACTAGAAGTTTTATTCTTGTTGATTGATTTAAGTGCTTCATTTTTTTGTACTTTTAATATTCTTCTTTTTAAACATCTTTTTATGTAATTTTTTGTTTCAAACATCAACATTAATTGTGGCGTTACAGTATCATTTTCATTAGGTATATCTGTAATTACTAATGGATATTCCTTTTGTTTATACACTAATGGTATAATATCTACAGAATCTGCTGGCAAATACTTTTTAAATTGTACATTAAAAGTATTGTTTATACTTAACTCAAAATTATTACCTTCTATTTTATAACACAAGTAATGTTTTTTATAATTACTTAATTTATTATCTAATGTTTCTAATACATATTTTTCAAAATCCTCACCAAAATCTACATCTAATTTATTATCAAATAAAGACATATTTATACGAGCATCTTGATTTTTGTAATCTCTAAATAATAGTTTTAGAAAATCACTATCTGACATAGCTGTATTAAAAGCAGCTCTGGCATAACTACTATTTATTGTAGGTAATTTTATATTAGAAAACCTATGATAAGGCATACCAGATAAAGATTCATAATATACAATAGTAAACATTTGAACAAAGAATTTTGTCCAATAATTCTCATTGTTGTTTTCAGGTTCAGTAGACTCTAATATAAGTGTAGATAAATCACTTGTACCTAAACAAAATTTACTGAAAAATACAGAAGGTAAAGATTCATTTGTTCTACCCTCATAATCTGAATAAGGAAGATTATCATAATGACTATGACCATAGGAATAATATTCTTTGAATGTCATAGTAGTTCTTCCACCTGATATATCTACACAAAAAGGTGTACTATTAGTTACAGACATTTTGTATAGTACAAATAAATCTTTTATACCATCATATTTTTGACCCTTTTCATTTTCTATAGTTACTTGAGGGAATCTAGTAATAAAGCCATTAAAAAAGACTTTTATCTTATTATTCATTAGTCTATAGTAAAATAAAAAATCCCAATTATCATCATAGACTTCATTTAAAGCTTTTATTATAGGCTCTAGTTTTTCTAGATAACTTAAAGATACATTCCTGTTTGTAATGTCATGAAAAAACAATCTATTCTTTCGGGATTTTTCTTTTAAGTATTCATAAGGATTTTCTATTTTAAGTCTAAAATATTTTGTAAGAGACCTCTCAAACAACTTATTTTTTCTTGATTTTTCTTTATACATAACTTAAAATAAAAAGAAAGTGAGGTTGCCCCCACTTTCTAAGTTTAATATAATTAAAACAACTCTATGAATTAAAGTCTCTTTAGAAGTTCCAAGTCTTCCAAATCTTCTTTAGAAGGAGCTTCTACTTTCTTTAGTTCCATAACAGGTGAGTCAAGTACATTTTTATTCTCTTTAATAAGAGAAACAATGTAATTTAGTTTCCCGTGTACATTGTCAATACTTTCTTCAATGTCTGTAAGTCTGTTATGAAGGGATTCAAACTCTTCATCAAAGTCAATACCTTGCTTACCATCTTTCTGGGTAATGAAAAGCTTGAAATCTCCTGAAGGAATTTCAGCATTTGCAGAAGTTACTACTACACCTTCTCCAAGAAGAACACGCATTTCATCAAATACTTGTTCTGCACTTGAACCTACATTGGCATCATTTAGTAGTCTTGACATTGCAGAGAATTTATTCTCTTTAAGTTGATAAATAACATCCCCTTTTTCATCAACACGAGTTGCTGATGTTGCATTAGGATTTACTTCAATTTGGTATTTACCTCTAATACCTCTACCTGCTAGGATTTTTACTGTTTGTACTGTTGTCATGTTTTTCTTGTTTTTAAAATGTTAATAATTAAATTGTTGCATCAGAAAACCTTTCTTTGATTACTTTTTCAATGAAAGTTAGTTTCTTGTTTAGAACTTCAAGCTCTGTTACAGCTACAAGCTCTTTCAAGTAATCATAAGGAATTTGTTTTTGAAAAGTCCTAATGTCTGCTTCTTTTTCTGCAATTTTACCCTTGACAGAGAGTTTTTCTTCATTTAACCTCAATAAAGCTCTTTGGGCAACAATTTTAAGGTTTTCTACCTTTGCTTCTTTTTCATCTTGAGAGATGAGTTCAAGATAAGTTTCTTGTTTTTTGTTTACTTGTTCCATTGTAAAATGTTTTTGTTAATAAAAATTTCTAATTCTTTTCTTCCTTTTTTCTTTAATAAATCAGAAGGGTCTTTGATACCTTCATTCAAGAGTTTCGGGTCTAGTACAATACTACAAGCAAGGTTAGGCTTTATGTCATTTATAATATCTTTTACTAAGTTGCTTGCTCCTATACCTGTAGTATCATTATCAAACCATACTAGTATTTTGTATTTTTGTTTTATGAGTTCTTCTAGTACTAGTCTGTTAGGTACTTGACCTTCATTTTGAAACCAACATACATTTAATCCTTGATTTTTAAGTACTCTGTAATCTTTATATGACTTGGTGATAATTAACATACCTTTATTTTTAAATCTTCCACCAATATCATTTTGACTACAGTTAGTAAACCATTTATGTTCCTTGTCATAGGGAGAATAAATTTTCTTCTTATTGTCTTTAAAATCTGTATATGCGTAGGATTGTTTAGTATTTACTGTAAAGGGTTCTAAAGTATCTCTTTTAAAACTAGAATAAGCATAGATAGGATAAACTTTATCTTCTTTTAGTTGTTCTCTATTTATTTCATAAGAAGACCAAAATTTAGCATCTAATTTATTCCAATCCCTTATACTTATGAAAATATCTCTTTTTACTTTTTGAATCTCTGTTTTTTTGTATTTAACGATTTGATTATTATTAATTAATTTATTATCTAATATAAAAGATTCAATGTAACTAACAGCTTCCTCAAAAGATAAGTTAAGACATACTTTTACTAACTCTATACAGTTTATACCTGATTTGAATGTAGCCCAATCATGAAAATATAAAATACCTGCATCATCACATAAGAAATAACAGCCTGGTGTCTTATCTTCTCTATAAGGGGCTAAATACTTGTCATGTGTATTAATCTCCTCTTTTATAAAGATACCAAAGATATCCTTCTGATAATTAAAGATATAATTTAAATCTAAGGTGCTGTAACCATGTTTATAACCAAACATAATTTTTTGGCTACAAAGTTAGTAATTTATTTTAGAATGGGAAGTCTCCTCCTGTATTTTCTTCTACATTTTCTTCAATTGCTTCAGGGACAGCATCTTGTGATACTTCTTCATCAGAAAGTACTAGTTGGTTAAATACAGAAGTATTGAATAAATACTTACCATTACTTTCAGACCTTCTAATAGGGTGTTTTTTACCATCTTCAGTAACATACTCAAGTACATACTTCTCCTTGTCAAAGTTCTCCTTAAAATCACCCTCTACGTGAGGTACAAAAGTCTTACCCCAATAAGCTGTACCAAATATAGGAACTTCAAGGAAAGCTTGTTTATATCCTTGAGGTACTTTCTTTTGATACTGCATGAAAAGGTCTACTTTTACATTACCTACTTTACCTGTTTTATTAATAGCATTAGCTATAAGAGTAATATAACTCTTCCAAGAGTTAATAGGTTGTTTAAGAAGCTCTTTTAGGGCTTCTCTATCCATAAAACATTCTGCAAGTTCACAAATTTGCATTTGAGTAACTTCAGCTTGTTTTTGGTACACTTCTTTACTGTTCTCAAAACTTGTGTTTTCTTTAGGTTCAAAGAAAGTAAAGAAACCATCTTTGTCTGCACCATCTAATCTGTAATTTACAGATAGTACATCAAGACCATTTTTTGTTTGTGTTACTTCTACTTTAGTAAAAGTAGCATTTTGGTTAAGACCAAATTTGCCAAAGCTACCTTTTGATTCTTTTGCTTCTTGAAATCCAAAATTCATATATGAATAATTTATAAATTAATTACGCAAATCTTGTAGGACCTCCATATACAAAAGTATTAGAAGGTACTTCTTCTACACCTTCTTGAGCTAAAGCTTCTACTTCATCTCCAATTTCTGGAAGGTCTTCTACTGTTACTGCTTCAAGAGGGTTAATTTGTTCTGGGTCTGGTTCACCATGATATTGATTAGTTACTTCAGGTTCTTCTTCAATAACCCATAAAGGTTTCCTGAATTTCCTAATCTCAAGACCTAAAGTCTTTAGGACATTTTTCATCTGAGCTACAGGTAGTCCATAATGCTCTGCAAGCTCTTTCATTTTCATGCCATTGTCAATTTGTTCTTTAAGAACACTTGGCTTGATTTTTACTTGTTCCATTATTTTAAAGTATTAATATAATTATGTATTTGATTTAATTTATTAACCTCTGTAGGTTTAGGTAGTTCTGAAAAGTAATCCACAGCTCCTAAGAAGAATAAAGGTACTTGTACTCCAGCTTCACCATCTCTTGATTTAAGTATCTGCATAGCTCTGTAATGATTCTTTAGTTTTGTAATGTCATATCCTCCATGATTTGTTATTTTATATCTATAAGGAGCAAATAATGTCAATACATAAGAAGCATCTCTTGTACAGGTTTTGCTATCTCCGAAGCTTGAAATTGAGGGAGTTAGCTTTTCTTCAATAGATTTTCCAGCTACATTATATTGTACTGTTTCTGCATCTAGAGCAAGCTGTTGTACTCCAATTACAGTAAATCCAAACTTATCTCTAAGCCTTAGAGCATATTTAGAAGAGAATAAATCAATAGCATTCTTTAAACTTTCACCTTTTTCACCACTTAAAAGATTATAATTATCTACAATGATTATAACATAGTGGTTAGGATGATAAGTTTTATAGTACTTTACTTTGGAGAAAGCTGTTCCTACACCTTTTCTTATATCCTCAACTTCTTGTTTAGTTAAAGGTTTATCTTCTTTATCATAGTAAGTACCTATCTTCAGAGCAAAATCTCTACAATATTTAAATATACCTGTAGGATTAGTAATATGAGTTATGATATGTACTTTTTCTAAGAATTTATTTATATGTTCCTTAGCTTCTTCTACATATTTTATAATCTCGTTAGATACAGTATTCAATCTTCCAATAGATTGTAAGTCCTTTACACTTACAATCTTTTTATACTTATGAAATATGTATCTTGAAATTTCACTCATTATTACCTTTTCTTCACTTTCCTCTAAAGAGAAATCAAGTATATCTACTTTTATATCCTCTTTAGTGCTTTCTATATAAGATAATACATTGTGAATAAAGAAGTATCTTACAAACTTAGACTTACCTATAGAAGTTCCTGCACCTACTAAATAATAAGAAGCTTTCTCAACACCTGGAAGATAACCTTCTAATCTTTCAAATCCAGCAAAAGGAATACAGTTATAATTCCCTTTATCGTGATTCATTTTATTAGTTTTTATCTTCTCTAATACTGTTTCAAAATTCATTATTCTACAATTTTATTTACATCTACATCTTCTAAGAACTTTTTTGTCCATAACTCATCTACAGTATCTTTGAGATAAAGGATATAAACATTAAGTATTTTACCTTCTCTTTTTAGTAATCCTCTACTAAGCTTTTGATAAGAGTAACCTTGATTATTACTATCACATTGAATAATCACTACATTATCAATATCTTTATAAGTAACACCAACAGTACCTGTCTTAACTAAAGACAATTGATTTATTTTACCTTCTTGAAAGGCTTTTAAATCTTTGTCAGAAGTTTTACTATTATAAGAAGGGTAACCTAATAGTTTAGCTTGTTCAGTATTAGAACAAAATATTAAAGTTCTTTCTTCTTCTTTTAGAGATTGTAGTAAAGACAAAGCAGCAAAAAGCTTAGTAGGAGCATTATAAATCAAGTGCATTCTTGAGGTGTATAAGAACTTATTTATTGGTAAATGTAATCTTTTTTTATATTCAATTACACTTGTAAGGTAACAATACTTATCAAACTCTGTTTGCATAAATTTCTTACCTTTTAATCCTGATTCAATGAGTTTATCTTTACTGTTGAGCTCTAAAGGAATAAGTTTTATCTGATAATCACTAATAATGTCTGTATTGATAGCATCATTAATAGACATTTCTACTAAAGTTGAGAATTTGAGCTTCTCTAAAAGCTCTCTTTTATCTTTATGTTTGCTTGGGGTTCCTGTAAGTCCTAATATTGTTTCTACTTTTAAATCCCCTGTGAATAAACCTACAGAATTATTAGGTGAGAATGACTGTATCTCATCTAAAACCATAAAGTCATAAGCTCCTTTTTCTTTATGTAGTGAATTGTAACAAATAAATTTAGTTACCTTTAAAAGCTCTTCTGCACCCCATTTTTTAAACTCTTCAGGTGTTCCTTTATCTCTAAGCTCTTTATTAGGAGTAACCCATAAAATAGACTTGAAATTGTGTCTTTTCATTATCTCTATGGCAAGTTTAGTTTTACCTACCCTCATACCAACAAGAATGAGTTGATTTTTTCCAATTTCAAATTTATTTAGGGCTTCTTCTAATATTAATTGTCTTGGGTCTCTATCCATTCGTAATAATCATCTAAAGGTTTCTTAGTTTCTTCTTTAATCAAAGATACAATATCAAAATTATCTGTGAAAAATTCATCACCAGAGTATTTACCATAAGCAGTAAACCTTATAGAATTGTAACTATAAAGCTCATATTTATATAATTCTAATCTTGCTTCTGGTATTAATAGTTTCTCTAATTGTTCCTCAGATAAATCTATGATATAAGGTTTTTCAAGATTTGTTCCCTCTTCTGTGATTACTTCTTCATCAAAACAATAAAAGTCTACAATATTAGTGTAGAAACACATTTTACAAAAGCTATTCATTATTTTTCTTGAATCATTTCTTAGATTCTTAATGATTTTTTGTTGTTCTTGTATTTCTCCTATTGTATTACTCCCATCTAATCTAATCAAAGCATAATCACAATAATCCCAATCACTATCTGTAAAAGCTTTTATTATTATACATTTCATGGTATGTACAAATTAGTTAAGCAATCCTTTTTAACCTCAACATCTTTGAAATATTTAGGGTCTTTTATTTTCTCAAATGTTTGTACATTAAAAGGGGTTGCAAATATATGAAAACCATTCTTACTTTCCAAAAGACCTTTTATTTTATATTTATCTACTTCAATAGGTTCACAAGCATTTACAGTAGATTGTACCCTTCTTAAAACTTCAGGGTCTTTTGTATCAATATCTAAAATCCAATATTTTTCAATACCTAAAGATTTATCTATTGATGTGGCAGCAGTACAGCTAGTAAAGAGTTTAGATATTACTCCTTCATAAAAGTCATCTTCTATATATCCTGATAATTTTCTAAGCATAGCATGAGTTACTCTTTTTAAACTTTTTGGGTTTAAGTCAATCATAGCTCTTGCTTTTAGAGAATTACATATAGGTATAATTTCATTTTCTAACTTATATTCTAAGTAATCTAAACTCTTTACTACATAAGATTTCACAACATTAGAGTTCTTATTAATATTACTAACCTCTTTCTTTCTTTGCATGATTTCTAAATGAAAGAATAAATCAGGGTTATTAATATTAAAAACCTCTAGTAATCTTAATTTTAAATAATCAAAATTATTTATCATCTTCTTCATCTAATGCTATAAGCCTCATCATATTGAACAACAAAGCTTGTGTAGTTGAGAAATGAGCATTTAATGATATTGAAATCCTTTCTAAGAAATCCTTCTCTGTGAAATCTTCATAATCTGTATGAATAGCTTTTGCAAGCATTTCTGCTGATTCTTTTAACAGTGAAGCTGAGCTGTTTAAAATTCTAATTTTTTCTTCTTTTTTCATATTTTTAATATTTAAAATTTGTTTCTAATGTTTTAATAGCTTAGTCATTCTTTCTAATACATCTTTTGAAGTATAACCATCAAATTCAAATAATGCTTTAGGTGTTTCTTCTATTTGAAACAAATCCCAATCTTCTTTCTTATAGTGATTAGAAATTTGTCCTGTTGGTAACATAGCTGAAACGATGAACCAATCATCATTGTCAAAGCATTTCTTACCGTCATTATGTTTCCATGATTTATGAACTTGGTATTTTCCTTGCTTATACCATTCATTAAATAATAATGCATTATACAATTTTCTGAACTCATACAGTTCATCAAAAGTGAGATAACCATTAGAAACTTTTCCTGTGTGTTGCATTAAGAATTTCCATAATTCCTGTAAATCTAATTTTTTCATTTTTTAATCCTTTCAAAAATAATAGTAAGTAATGAAATTATAAATAATAATATTAATATAGTAGCTACCATAATATTTATTATAGGTACAAATCCTATTAAAATTAAAACCATAATACCAAATAAACTTGATGCAGATGGTGATGATGATGCGAGATTTTCAGAATCTGTAAATATAAAAACTATAGCACCTACTATACATACTATCATTGATATTATATGTATAGTTTCATTATTTAAGAAACTCATAATTTATTCTTTTTATAAAACCTCTTAGATTGCCAGGTCTCAAGTAATCTTTTAAAGATATGCAGTTTATATTAAACTTCCCACCTGACCTGGTATCTAAGAGGTAATTATTATTAATTTATTATTTATTTACCATCCTCCTTCTACATACTGTCTTAGATTAACAAAACCCCTAAGATTTTTATTATAACCTTTAATTTCTTCAGGAATTATTGTTCTATAATCACTAGAGTCTTGATAAATTTCACCTTTTACCCAATTGTCATATTCTTCACTAGTCATACACTTAGCTATATGTCCAAAGCAGCTCCAATGTCCTGAATTTCTAAGTTTTTCATACATTTCTCTTGCTTTTTCTATAGTAATTGCATTCTCATCACCAATTTTAGTGTAAGATATTTTAGCTGTAAGACATACTGACATTTTTATTAAATCTTCTAAATCTTTGATACCTTTTGATTCTTTATCTTTTAGTATTTCTTCTTTAAAAGGTATATGCCATTCTTCACTATAAAGTTCTTTAGGAGTAGATTCATTCAAAGCATCATACATCTTTTCAGCTAAGTCCATAAAATGAATTTCTGCTTGTCCTTTATTATGTTGAAGCCACCACAATTCATCTTTATTTGAAAAGTCATTCAATACGGAATTTTCTTTTGTAAATTTTATTGCTTCTTTTTTACTTTTACACTTTATAGTACTTGACACTATAAGACCATCAGGACTTGCATAATGAACATCTAAATTATAAATAGGACATCTTTGTTCAAACAAATGTTCAAAGGATTCACGAGTTCCTGTAATGAGCTGGGTTACCCACATCCAAGGTTCTATAATTCTATTAAGAACTTGTTTTGTAACTCCTACTAAATCAATAAAATCATCAATTACACTTAATGCAGAATCCCTACCATCTAACCAAAGGTTTACACAACTTTCTATTTCTTTTTCATCAGTAATATATTCAGTTCCTTGCATTCCTTTATGTTGCTTTTGAAATGCTATAGGAATAAAAGGTTCTTTTTCTACTACTTCAATCATTTTTTCTATAGGTATAGCACGAGAAGAACTTGTATTCTTTTCTAGCATCTTATAAGTATTCACTTCACTAAGAATAATACGAGGAAATGTTAGTTTATAGGTAATTATCTCATCACCTGTTTTAGCTCTCTTTGAATGAGCTATAATTTCTGCTTTGATGTTATTCTTCATCTTTATAGTTTTTTACAATGTTTTTTAATAATTTATATTGCTCTATAATAATAAATAAATTTATTATTATTAGTGATAATAGAACTCCTAAATAAAAATCTTCTTCTATATTTATATTTTTTATGAAATACACAACTCCATTACTAAAACTATGTATCATAAATAAAAATAGTATTAATTGAATTATAAAATATACTGTTTTAATCATAACTATAATACTCTTTAAGTTCCTCTAATTCTTGAATGAAGTGTTCTTTAGCTTTTATGTAAGCCATATTAAGACCCTCTTCAAAACCCATTTTACCATTCCAGGCATCTCTTCTTTCTTCAAGTTTTCCTTCCATCTTGTAATGTTCTTTAAGTTCTTGCTTATATCTATTTATAAGCTCTACTATTTTATCTACTTTTGCCATAATTCAGCTATTTAAATAATCTTAAAATCCAATAAATAACATATATTAATATTCTTGTACATAGAGGTACAACAATTAAGATTGAGAATATCTCAAAAGTTAATTGTAAGGTTGTCTTTGTATCATTAATTATAGACTTTACAACATCTATAATTAAATAGATGTCAAATATAACTGCTATAATCACTATTATAGTAGTTAGTAATAAAAATATAAACTGTTTCATTTTAATTACAATAATTTTTTCAGTTCTTCCAAAAAGTATATAAATTCTTCAATCCTATCTATAGAAGTTTCAGCTGCTGTATTAGCTTCACCATCTTCCATAGAATTTTCTAAGAAATCTTCATACTCTTCAATTTCTTCTTTATAGTATTTTATCTTTTCTACTATTTTGTTTTTTATTTGTTCTCTTTCTTCCATTTTAAATCTATTATTACAGGTTTTATTCCAAACGATTCAAACTCTGTTTCGTGGTTTTCTTTGAAATACTTTTCTTCAATTAACCGTTGGTCAAAAGGATTTTTAGGATTGATAGCAATCATATCACCTATTTTGGGAGAGCCATTTTCTATCTTATCCACACTACTAATACTAACTCTAAAATTACTAAACCCTTTTGCTTGAATAATATTAGTGTCCTTATACTCTTTAATATCTTCTTCAGTAACAGGAGTTACGAAAGAGAACTGAGTTTTTCTTTTTATTGCTCTAAATTCAACTTCCATCATATTTTAATTGTTTTTAGGGTATTATTTTAAAATATTATATAACTTTCTTTGTACGAGTAAACTTACTACTACTGAACTTAGCATGATTGCATTTATAAAGATAGAAGTATCTTTGTTATGTATAATATCCTTTAGTACATACAAAACAGTTCCACAGCAAGATAATATGTTTGTAAGTATAAGTATAATTTGAATAATTTTCATTCTTTATTGTATTTTAATAGTTCTTTACTTGATTCCAAGTTATCATAAGTCTCAAAAAGACATGGGTCTGATAATCCATAAGGATTTGTTTCTATAATATTAGGTAAATATACAAACTTTCTTACATTTGATAAATAGGCATATTCTTTTACATATAAGTCAGCTACAAAGTTAGGAACTGAAATATTTGGAATACAAATATTTTTCATAAAATAAAGAATATCTTTTTCTAATCTTTTTATATACTTTTTATCATAAGGAAATGTTTCTTTATAAAATTGTTGACTTATACCAATGACTTTTTTATCTTTTACAAATACTCTCCATTCACAATGCCTATATAAATTAACAAAAGGTCTAATATATAGAATAACCTCACTCTTTAATTTAGTTAGAAACACTAAGTCCTCAAAAGTCCTCATTGAACCTAATAGAGCATTTACAATTTCTTGTGCATTATACAAAGGTTTATAATCCTCTCTAGGATAATTCTGAATATAATCTTTTGGACTTCTACTTTCTAATTTAACAAAAAGTTCTCTTATTCTATTAGCTCCAAAAAAGAATTGGTTTTCTTTTTTATTGAGTTGTCTCTGTAAGTAATTTACAAGAATATGTTCTGCCTTTTTATCATTATTAAGACATAGTATAACCATTTCAGTAGGTATTTTTATCTCTTTTATTGGAATTGAGTATGAGAATAAGTCTTTACCCCAATCAGAGAATTTTACCCCATTTAAATTATTATACCAATTTTGAGCAGTCTCTAAAGGGTTTTTCCTTTCTATTGAATCTAATGCATTTTTAATTACTTCTATATTTGCATCTATGAGTAATTCTGTTAATTCTGCTTTTGTCATAATAAAGGTTTTTCTGTTTTTTGTTTTTCAACCCATTCTAAAAAATTCTTTTTATTTATTTCAGCTTTTACAGTTTCTGTAAAATCATTAAATAAACAGTATCTAAAAGTGTAATACTTTTCACTTTCTTCTACACCACTTATTATTGTTATTTTATTTCCTACAATAGATTCAATATAATCTTCTAAAAAGTCTGTTTCTTTCATTACAATAAAGGTTTTGCAATTTCTAATAATTCTTTTTGTTCTTCAAAAAACCTATCTCTTATTTCTTCTGTCTTAAAAGCTAATGTTCTTCTATAACTATAATTTCTTTGGCATTCAATATCATCATTTTGTGTGAGTATTATATATTTATCTTCATTATTATTTTTCCAATTAGGTTGCCAACCTTCATTGTAAAAATCCCTTAACCAAATAAGTTTAGCAAGTGCTCTAAAAGCTTCTGCTATTCTCTCATTAGGAAGCTCTATTTTGTGTAATATAGAAATGTATCCGCCATTAATTAATGAATCCATTCTAACATTATCGTATGTTGGTGTGAATTTCTCTTGTTCAAACCCTTTTAACTCTACTTCATAGGGCTTTATTGATAAGGTTGGTATAGAGCATAATCCAAAAGAGCCGTCTATGTGATAAAAATAATCATCTCCCTTAAAAACAACTTTTATATACCAATAACCATCAACATCTCTTTCTATTTCAACTATTTTCCCTTTGGAATCTGGGAAATTTACTTGGTCATATACTTCTTGACCTACTTTAAATATTGTTTTCATAAGTTACCTATTTTACAAAGTGTTATTACAAGTATGTTTTTATAGATAAAAGCTTTTATAATTGGACTTTTACATATATCTAACTGTTTTATACAAAAAACCAACATATCTAATACTTTATTCTTAGATATTTCCTCATTGGAATAACTTTCTATTTTTGATTTCAAATTATATCTATTTTTAGTTTTGTAGATATAATCATATAAAAGGTTTCCACTTTTGATATGAAGCCCATTAGTTGTCAAAATAATAAGCTGTGTAAAAAGAAGATTGTTTAAATTACAATCATCTTTTTCTTTCAATCTTTCTAACATCTCTATTAATTCTTTGTTAGACTTTAGTTTATGCCAACTAAACAAACAATCATTAATAACAGGTATGAAAGAATCCTTAGTTATTTTTATCTTTTTCATAGACCTCAATTAGAGTTTTAATTAATTCTTCCCTTACTTCTTCATAGGTTTCAATAACTTTAAAAGTTGAAGAAATTAAATAACCATTTTTATCTTTAATATCAAAAAGGTAAAGAATTTTATTTAAGGAAGCATCTCTAAAACATACTATAGTACCAATAAGTCCTTTACTTCTAAACCATTTAAAAGCTGTTTCATAATCAAAAATAGAAATCTTTTGTAAAGAATCATTATAATTAATAAACTCCATATTTTTATGAGTCCCTTCATGGGTATTCTCCATTTCATCTAGTTCAAAATGAAAAATATCTGGATTTCTCTTATAAAAATATAGAAAACACCTGTCTCTAAAACCTATATTTTTCATCTTTTCAGCTAGTTCAGTAGTTATAAGGTTTTTTAGAAACATTTTATTATCTTCTTTTATATACATTTTTACTCTTTTTTTTATAAACTTTAATTAATTTATTAACCAATGCTTCACGAGCTTCTTCATAAGTAGAACATTCATGAATGATGCTAATAATATCAGCTTTAGTGTTACATATCTCACCTATAAATATAGTCTTTTCAGATAATAAATCTTCTTTATAGTATAAATTTGTGATAAAATCTTTTTTTCTAAACCACTCAAATACTTGTTCCCAAGTAAATGTGGGTTCTAAATTATAATCCTTAGAGACTTCTAATGCAGTATAAGTATCTCCCCACCTATCTATATAGTACATTTGTTCAGCTTTATACCAACCATAATACTTATCATTACATACTAAAATTTCTGAATCAGTTATTCCAATCTCTGTCAATTTTCTGGCTATTTCCAAAGGTACAAGCCATTTCGGATAATTGTTGTTTTGCATACTCTAATTGTTTTAAATGAATTTTATAAAGTTCATAATCAGTAATAACTTGTTTAAAATTACAATTTTCATCTATAATCATTTCACTATAAGAAGTTTTGAAAGTGTTTAAAAAGTGTTGTATTACATTGTCATATAATTCAACTTTGTATATTTCATCTACTTTATTTTTCATCTCTATTATATATAATCTATTGTTATAATTTACAACAGAGGTGATTTTCACACCTCTGTTTTTTAAATCCTTATAACCTCTTATATATTTATAAAGTATTGTTTCCCAAAGTTCTTTACTTTCTTGATTCATGAATATTCTCTATAATTTTTACAGCTTTTACAACTTCTTCTAGTGTTTTATATACATTATTTACATTAGGTGTATAATAGTCATCTTCAAATTTTAAAACAACATCAGTTCTTAAGTTAGAGATAATAGTATTTCTATCCTCTAATTCATGTTTGTTAGTAAAACTTATTTCAACTAGTTTACACCTAAGTATTTCTATGTAACCTCTAATATCATATTCTATGATATAAAAGAATTTTCCTAAGTCATCTTTTGTTAGTTCCATTGTAAATATTAATTAAGCTTTTAAGACACTCTTCTCTTGCTATCTCATAAGAGATATAATAACTACTATATTTCTCCCATTCAAAATCATGAATTATTTCATAGAGATAACCTATTACACACTTTAAATCAGGATGAAATACATAGTCTATATTAGCTTTATAACCTTTATTTCTAAACCAAGAGAAAGCTTGTTCCCATGTAGGAATAGTTACAAATTTATCTTTATTACACTTTTTATTATAATTCTCAGGTTTTGAGAAAACAAATAATGAAGAATCTTCAAAGGAATAGTAGAAACAACTTTTATTTCTAAAACCTATCTCTTTCAACTTTTTGGCTAATTTTAAGGGAACTAACCAATCAGGGTATTCACTCTTTTTCATCTTTTATTTCTTTTAGTGCTTCTTTTTGAGTTCTATAAATTTCTTTAGATGTTCTATACCAATAATCTTTATCACTATATGGTTCATCTGTTAAATCAAGCCAAACAGTTGTATAAGATTTTTCTTTAATAGTTCCATCCTCTAATTTACATTCTCTTTCTGTATTAATTGTTATTAATTTACCTTTTAGAACTTTTTTATGTGTAGTTTTATTTTCTTTGTCAAAATATGTTCCTACAGTATAAAAATATTTACCTAAATCTTTTCTTGTTAGTATCATATTATATATGTATTTTTTTATTTATAATTATATATTTATGTTACCTATTACTTTTACTTTTAGATTTTCTATATTTTCTTTACTTACAGAATATGTATTAAAATCTATATCTCCTCTATCAAGTCTGAAACAAAAACAGCAGTAATCTTTTTCAAAAGTTACAACAGCTTGTTTATCAATAGATTCAAGATATACAATATCACCTTCATATATCTCGTTTCCATCTTTACTCCCATCTATGTCATATAGTCCTGTAAATTGACCTACAGAGCTTTTAGTTACTAATGTATAATCAGAAATTTCTTCACACTCTTCTTGACCTGTTATATGATAATCATTTCCTACAATTACCAAGTTTCCATAAGTCCATTCACTGTTACAGTTACTTAACCCTTTAAATTTTACTTTTCTCATTTCACTCTTGATTTAAATGACAGATACTTTGACATGTTTGAGTAATTTGTCTTGTTGAAAACCTGATTCTTTTCCTTGTGGATTTTCTTCTCTATATTTATCCTGTAATCATCAAGTTTCTTTGGGATTTTTAAAACTATTTCTTTCATACTATTCTAAATTAAGTATTCTAACTTGTTCTTCAGTTAGTGGTTCACATATATCCCAAGCAATATCTTTCGAATCAAAAAAGAGACCTCTTTCATCTAATCTTTTTAATTTACATAAATAGAAATACTCTTCATCATCTTTATCTTTAAATTTACACCACTTATCAATGTATTTTGAATAATCTTCTTTGTATACTTGATTAAGACCTTTTAATGCATATTCTGTAAAAGATAATAATTTTGAAGCTACTCCTTTTGAATAATGTACTTCTTCTCCATTTTTAAACTTGACATCACAAACTAATTTTGAATCTTCCTCTTTTTCCCAATCAAAAGAGTACATAAAAATTACTACTCCCCAACCAAATCTTATGTCAAAGACTTTGTCACCTTTTTCAAATATTGTTTTCATTCTAAATTAAGTATTTTAGTTTGTTCTACAGTTAAAGGTTTAAAGTTTTTATAACTCTCTTCTTCATAACTTTCAAAAGGATAAATACTGTCACTATTATAATTATATAATCTACCAACTCTGTTTGTATTTTCAAAATCTTCTTCATCATCATAAAATATACCCCAAGTACTAAAATATTTACTCCAATCAACAATAGTCTCTTGTGTAAATCCTTCTAATGTATAGGGTTTTGTAGATAAAGTTGGTATAAATGTGATAAATTTACCATCTACTCTGTCTATAAATCTGCCTTCATGATTGTATCTAAAAGTTATTCCTTCAAAACTAACTTCTACAACTGTTTTATTTAATATATTTTTTATATCCTTTACAGTACCCTCTGCACTCCCAAAAAACACAGAATCATATACTTTTTGTCCTATTTTGAATTTTGTATCCATATTATTTTACATTAAAAATCTTAAATCACCATACTCTAAAGGTCTTATAATTTCATCATATATAGTACCTGATAAACCATAATATTTACCATTTTCTATTTTAGAAAGCACATCAGTTATTGCCACTGAGTTTACTTTAAAAATACAGTATCTTTTACGGTATATTTCAAGTGGATGTCTTGTTACTCCTGTTGCTGTTAAAGAAGGTTCTTTATAAAGTTTATCTACATCAATATTTTCTCCATTTGATAAGATTTGCTTTATTTTACCCTTTTCATCATATATTACTTCAACAGGATAGTAACTTCCTAATTGACTGTCAAATAAGACAGATACACTATCACTAATAAATTTAGTAATTACTTGCCCCAATCCAAAGTTAGGGTCTTGTACTTCTTGATTTTCTTCAAACATATTATATACTATCTATTATATTTTTTACTAATTTATCTGTGTTCTCTGAGAGTTTCTTAGATATTATCTTTAGTATATTTAATGATAAATCTTCATCTACACATAAGGTAAAAGATTCTCCTATTTCATTAAAGAAAGAAACTTTACCTTCATATCTATCTTTTTGTTTTTCTTCTTCTTTCTCAAAAGAGTAACCCTTTTTAAACTCTAATGAAAACTCTTTTAGTTTAAAATTTTTATTCATAATTAATGACATTCTGCATAATTAACTCCAAAGTCTGCACTTACATCCATTGGTATTGGAAATTTTATTTTATTATTTACTCTTGAAATACATTCTTTTAGATACTTTAATATATTATCTTTAGAAATGTTTTTGTTAAAATAACATAAGTACTCATCATGGATTTGAAGCATTACTGTATTTACTCTTTTTCTTACTTCTTGTAAGTAACAATCAAAAACAAATACAGCAGTACTTTGATTCAATGATGAAAATATATCTTTAAAATACCTAAGTGAAATCCAAAAGTTACTCACAGGATTAAGTATATACATAGTATCTATAGTTTGTAAAAAACTGTTTTGTAATTTTTGACACCTATTCTTTTCCTCTTTACTATTATCTTTAGGTAAAAAATCTGATGTTTTGTATGTTTTTACTTCCCCTGTTTTGTGTATCACTTTCAATAAAAGGTCTTTCTCTACATCTAATACAGATTTATTCATTGTCCAATAACCATTTAATATAGTCTCTGCTTCTTGTTCTGTACAATCTAAGTTTTTAGCTAATGTTTTAGCTCCAACTTTATATACAGAAGCAAAATTTACTGTCTTAGCTTTACCTCTTATTGATTTTAAAGTAGAAAATTCTTTCTTCTCTTCATCTGTTTTATTCTCTTTACTGTCTAATTCTTTAAACCTATTAGCTTGTTCTCTTGTCATTAGATTTACAAATACAGCTACTTCTATATGTGCATCATATCCTGGAACTCTTTTTTTATTTACATAATCAGGGTCAAATTTGTACATGTAATTGTCTTGAGTTGTTGCTTCAGCAGCTGATAAGTCCGAACCGCATAATATAGTATTTTCTTTAGGAGAAAGAATTAAACCTCTAATCTCTTTACCATAAAAGGTATTTGGTTTAGGTAAATTACTAATAGGTTTTCTGTGTAGAAATCTAAAGGTATTAGATAAACCTCCAGCAGTGGCATAAACACAATTATTCTTGTCCATACTTTCCATAAAAGACTTAAACACTCCTATCCTATGAGTTATTAAAGAAAGGTCATTAAACAGCTCTATTTCTGGTACTATTTCTATTAATTTCTTTACAGAATTACATATCTTACCATTATCATCATAAATCTGTTCTACTTCTTTTTTAGTACCTTTTTTCTTATCTTTTACTGTCTTATAAGTACAAGGTATCCAACCTAATGAGTAAAACCATTTTTTTACCTGGTCTACGCTTCCTGGATTAGGTTCTTCCTCTTCACATATTAAAGTAACTATTCTTTCATAATCTTCAGGTAATTCTTGCTCTTGTAAAAGAGCTAACCACTTTTTACCTGCTTCACTTAAAGAACCATCTTTTTTAGTCATTTTATTGGGTTTAGTTACCTCTTTGTATTTATATACTTTAGGCATTACTCCCTTTAAAATTTCTACTTTTTTATTATAGATTGTCTCAAGCTCATCTAAAGATTTGTAAAGTAATTTTATATCTACTTTTATCTTTACTTCCTCTTGCTCTCTTAGACAGTCTAATTTGAAGTTTAAATAATTGATGATTCTTTCTTTGTCCTCTTGTTTAGGATATAGTTTATGAAGAAAAGGTATTTGCTTGTGAAATAATCTCTGATTAATCTCAACATCTACACTACATCTATGTATATATTCCTCTATAGTGAGATTGCTCCAATTAGATATTTTAGGTTTAGGTACTCCAAATTCTTCACCAAAGGATTCTAATCCGTGAGATTTTCTCCCTATATATAAATACCATGATAATCCCATAGTATCTATTATTTTAAGCTCCTTTGGCTTTTTCCAACCTAATAACTTTTTTAAAACAAGCAAGTCAAACCTAAGAATGTTATGCCCCACTAAAGTTTCTTGTTTATCCAAAAAGGTAATAATATCAGTAGGATTCACTAAAACCCCTTTTTCTAATAAAACACCTTTTTCATAAATCTGATAACAAAAACAATGTAGTTTTGTTACCTCATCTAGTAAGCCATCACACTCTAAATCAAATATTGTGTATGCCATAATTTTATTCTCTTAATCCTTGTTCAATAATATTTTGCATCATATTTGAATTAATAGTTCTTGTACCATCAGGATTATAATTAATACATAATCTCAAATCTTTTAGCTTATTCCATTTACCTCTTGCAAATAAATTAGGGTCTACTAAATAAACAGATTTTGATATAGGTATTAATATGCTTTCTTTTTTTAGCTTTGAAATAGCAACATCAATTGTTTCTACTTTTAATCCTGTGTCTTTAGCTATTAATTCTTTAGTGTCTTTTACGGATACAAACTTATTATCATATCCCATTCTAAGTATTATTGAATATAAAACTAAAGATACATTCTTTTCTAAAGAAAATATTCTCTTTATATCACTAAGATATAATTTTAGAAAGTCTGGCTCTGTAGATACTATTGCTGTTTTAGTGTTTCTTACTTTTACTACTTCACCTGTTTCATTGTCTATCTCAATAGTTTCTTCTTCATAAGTTACTTTTTTTAGCTTTTCTTGTTTAGGTTTATTCACCCTTTCTACTTTTTTTCTTTCCATATTAAGGTACTTTTTAAATTCCCTGCAAAGGTATGTTATATTTTCCACTTATGAAATCTCTTTAGTACAGTTTAACAAATCTCTTCAAGCTTATGGTAACCATAAGTTGTACTTATCATTACCATAAGTTGCACTTATGATAACCATAAGTTAGACTTAGCCTCAAATGGAATACAAAAGCCTGTATATCATTGGGTTATATAAAAGGTAAAGTGCAAAATTCCTTCTTTTATTATCTTTCTTATAAGATAAAATCCTTTGTAAAATAAAAAGGAAAGTGAGGTAATTAAAGGGCAGAATTAACTACCCTTTAATATACCAATGTTATGGCAACTTAGAAACTCTACTCCAAAGATACATTCACACATATCAGTTTCTTTAAGTCATAACACAGTGGAATCTTATACTTGCTCATCATTAAGTGTCAAGTTATTGACTAAAGAGATAATTCTGAAATCCTTTTCTGAACTATTACAAATAAAGTAACTTTCAGAAAGTAATACATTATTCTCTCCTAAATCATAAATGACATATAACTTATGATAATCAAGTGAATCCTTACCCTTTCTTTTGATGAACTCTAATATTGCATCTCTTGTGGGTAATCCCTTAAACTCTAAGCCTTGCTTTATCTCTAAAATTGTCTTCATAATATTTTATTTTGAAGTTGATGAAAATGATATATAAGCAAAAAATACAAAAAGTACTGTACTTATAACACCTGCTACTTCATTAGAAAATATACAAACAGAAGTAAAAGTTATTATTATCCAAATGATAAATAATATAAATTCTAAGTTTTTGTCACTATCACTCATATTAAAACCATTTAAATAAAATAATTGAACCTGTTTGCTCTTCTATCTTCCTATTAATAGAAATAAAAGACTCTTCAGAGATATTCTTTCTCTGTTCTTTTGCTTTGTTAGTGTAATACTCACTTCTTTCTTTATTACCTAACTTTCCCATTACTACTGCATTATTTAAATACATGTAGTATTTTGTTTCTTCTTTCATGGTATTTAGTATTTAAAAAAAATTATTATCATAAAATAAAAGGCTTTTAGTACTTATATTTGCCTGTTGCAGTGTCTGTTACTCAATAGTGTATAATAAGTATTTTCTTTATTCTCAGCTCAATGCAACCACACTATGGATTTTAACAACATACTATTGCCTAGATTAAAGTTGTTTTATAATATTAAACTATTTTATAATTACTATCTTTCCCTAACTTGCTAGTACAAATTCTTGACTAAAAGCCTTATCCTTTCAGTAGTGTTGTATAAAAGTTTTAGGTACTTAGATATAGAGGCCTTTCCCTAAAACTCTAAACATAAATACTACAAACTACCAATATTCCTTGTACCTTTTAAGTGTATTCATAACATCTTCTTTTATATCCTCTAAAAGAAGTATTACATCTTCATTCTTTAGGTATTCATCTGTATCCAATGTCATTGGATTATTTATATTGTCAATATAAATAACCTCATGTAAATCACTTAAAAAAGAATATTTATTACTTCTATGCTTTTTTAAGTAATTCAACAAAATGTTGAAATAGCCATTCTCCCCTTTATATTTAGAATAGCTTAATAGTTGTTGTAATCTTATATACAACCTTTCTGCATGGTCTAACAAACCTTTTCTGTAGAGTTCAAAATTTAACTCTATTAAATTATTCCCTTTCATAGTATTTATGTTTAAAATTAAATAACAAAGTCTGGTTTTTGAATAGAACCAGACAAAACTATTTTATTGATTTACTACTTGCCATTCAACATATTCCCTACTTAATGGTATTATTGCTATACCATAATCAGTCCATGCTAAATGAAAGTAATTATCATACCTATCTATAAATATATCACTACCCTCATCAGTTAATGAATCATCTTCTATTAGTTTACACCTAATATCAAAATCTCCATTAATAGTTAATATATCTCCCTCATAAGGTAATTCATATACACAACCCCCTATCCAAAATTTCTCAGTCTTTGGAGGTAATAAACTGAAAAGACTTGCTAAAGCTAATATTATTGTATTCATGGTATTTATGTTTTTTAATGGTTAAAACAATTTAGAGGAGTTTTATTAACTCCTCTAATAAGGATTTTTCATTAGGATAATCCTTTAAATCCTCTAAAACAGAATCTTCTTCTATGTGTATAAGAAAATTTGTTTTGCTCATAACCCTATCTAATAATAATTCACTATTATTAGATATGTATGAAAGGTTTTCAACATTTCTAAATGTTGAAATAAGAATAAGAAGTATTTCATCTATTCTTATGTACTTTTGTATTTTATTCATAATTGTAGTATTTAAAAAGGAGTTTTTGTGAGAACCTCTTTAAACCCTAATAGAATCCACAGTGAGACTTTGTGAATGCTATTTTATACTCATATAAAGCTTCTCTTTCAGCCTTTAGATAAAAATATTCTATAGAACTCTTATCTTCAGATTTAAGTTTAGTATTTACCCTTTTTATGGCTAAATCTATCTCTTCTTCTGTATTAAAACTTAAAAAGCTTTTTCTTACATATTCTTCACAAAAAGATATGTATTTAGGATAATCTGTAATAAGGTCTTTTAATCTCCCCATTACATATTCCATAGTTCTAAATTTCTCTTTTAAATCATAGCATTCACTATTAACAGCTTCATCTAAATAATCCTCAACCTTAATTTTATAATAAGCTTATAGAAACAAATCAGCATTATACTTGCACTCACTCTCAGCACCTGAAAGGTCTTTAATTAATTCTTCTGTATTAGAAATATTAATTAAATCTTCTAAACTGTATTTAGAGAAACTTCTCAAGCTATCTTTGTAATTCTCAAAACTTTCTTTAACCTTACTTTCAGTTTCTTTAGATATTATACCTGTATTTAGGTGAATATTACCAATAGATAAACCTTCTTCTAAAGCCCATCTATAGTATTGTTCATAATCACTTTTATCAAAGTCACACTGATTTCCCCAATCATCTGGGAATGTTTGTAATCCTATAAAGTTCATTGTATTTATGTTTTATTTGTTTATAGCTATATTTTGGTTATTATTCTGACACTTATCACTTATTCAATAAAAATAAATAATAATAGTGGCAAAGCCATACTAATCCATGCAAAAAAGAAACCTAAGTGTTATTAAGCTATTTAGTAAAAGAAAATAAGCAAAAAGAGAATAACCCACATTTGGAGTAATGGGGTTATTCTCAACTACTTACATCATCTTTTCTTATGCAAACTGCTCAGCATCAATTAGTTCTGGCTCATTTGCATTAGCTTGGGAAGTGGCTTGGTGAGGAGTTTCACCTTCCCATGAGGTATCAGGCATAGAGTAGTTATAGTCCCATGTATACTTAGAGTAGTATTTTCTACCATTGAGTAGAGCAGGCTCTTTGGTATTGGGATTAATAACAGGCTCTTGGTCTTCTCTAAAAGGCTCGAAAGATAGTACTCTTACGAGTCTTCCAGATTTTACCTCAGCACCAGGCACTAATTTCTTTATATCCATAGTGCCTAATAGGATATAAGCCAAATATTCAGGTTTTTCAGCTTGAACCCATGCCATTCTCTTTTGAGTTTGGATGAATCCTGTACCTGATTTGGAGTTATTTACAGTAATAGCTTCTTCAAACAATGCTATTGAGAAGAAAGCTTTACCATTTTTATCAACACCTTCTTTTACAAGGGGGTTGATTTCCCCTTGTTTGTTCTTAGTTTGTACTAAAGTAATCATAGGATAAGTATTAGTATGATTAGTTAAAGATTTAATTGAGCAGAGGTATTTCTGTATTATATACTTACTCGGAAATGAGTGTGGGTTCTCTTGTAATTTTAGGGTTTTAGAATAAAACCCTAAAGGGCTTGAAAAGCCCTATAAAAGAGCTTCCTGAAAGGAAGCAATAAAAGGGTTAATTATACCATATATATTATGGTATATATATATAAAAGGGGAAATAAGGCTGTTGAGTTGACACTTATTTCAGGGAAGAGAAACCCATTTATTTAGTAGACACTTATTAGCCCCCTTTATAGATAAAAGGTTTATACCATATATATTATATATTATATAGTATAAAAATAAAAGGGGAGTAAATCCCCTTTTATAGTAGTGAAGTTCATAGGTAAGCTGCTGTTATAACAAATACAACAGCTATTAAGCCTATTAGTTCACCATAATTATCCTCATCAATAAAGGAGTTTAAGAACTTTTTCATGATATGTAGTATTTAAATTAAACAATATTAGAGAAGAATGAGCATTAAAGCCCATTCTTCTTTTGATGCCAATCAAAGTATTTATTCATACTTTGATTAGTTTCAAGACCCCATAACATAAGGTGACAGAGTATTATACCTGTAAAAGTATAAAACTCAAAAGTATCACCTTTAGGGTCAAGAACACCTACTAATGCAATGAAGACAGTAAGTGACAACAATAAAATTGTTGATTTAACATTGAAAAAGGATTTCCAAAAGTTCATGATGTATAGTATTTAAGTTAATTCAAGAAGATGTGTGGGTTCTTATAAACCCATCTTTCTGAAAGAAAGATGAAGAAATGGCTTGAGAATCAAGCCATTTCTATGAGTTAGAATGGTAAATCTTCATCTTTCTTAGGGTTAGTTTGTTTAGACCAATCATCTTCAATACATTTCTTTAAGTAATTAGCCTCTCTAAGAAGGTTGGCTAACTCTACATCTAAATCTTGGTCTAATTCATACTTTATCACATTATAGTCATATAATGTGCGTAGAACATTACTTGTACTAAGTGCAATACCATAGGAACCCAACTCATTCTTTCTCTCATTAAGATAGAAGTCATGGTTTTCCACGTAATCAAGAAGTACAAAGATAAATGATGTAGAGTCTACAGTTCCTGTTGCAAGAGCATAGGAAGTAAACACATCAAAGTTGTGTACAAAACTCTTGAAAGAGTTGCACAAAGATTCTGCATCAGCAGAATACAAAGCTTCAACAGAAGCAGGAAAAAACATAGTTTCCATGATGTAAGTAATTTAGTACTCCCCCAAATATGGGAGGGGGAGTTTGTTATTCCAGAATTAGTGGGGGGTCTTTTGTGGATAGGCTCACACTTTCACTTTCTCTCACAAAATCAAAAAATTTCCAGAAAAATTTTTTACTTTACTTTGTCATATTATTATTTTTTTGTATTTTTGCCCCTGACCACCACTACTGTTCTAAAAGTGGGTTCAGATGTAGCAGTAAACTGAAGAGTTCAAGATACATTTTAGTTGGTATATAATCCTAAAGAAGATATTTTATAGGTACTATTAGGAAAGTAGTTGTGTACTATATAAGGTATTACATATTGGATACGAGAGCCATAGGTCACAAAGTTTGATAGGTTATATAGGTTAGGGGAAAGTTCCTTAATTTGATAAGCTTCGGGTTAAGCAATATATAACTGATAAGTTCAATAAATTTCAGTACTACACCGCAGAACAGGTAGTCCCTTGAGAAAGGATATGGTACATAGTTGTTAAATTAGCACTGTATTAGTATTAGCAATGGAAAGGCTCATAGAAGTCACCGGAGAGAACTACGAGAACTAAACAGGTTTAGCAAGCCAAAGCGGGGAGGGAATTTAGTAGTTTAGTGTACATAGATGAATTTGCATGCTAAGGAATTAGTATTGTTACACTAAGGGCAAGAATCTAAGAGTATTATTTAATAATATGTTTGATTAGATTGCAACCGCCTGAAAAGATAAAGAGCTTCAAACACACTTCACCATAAATCAAATGGTAAGTCACTAAGAGATTCTTTGTGCTACTTTTTATTATGAGGATTAACAAGGGTTAATACGAGATTTTAAGAAGTCAATGGAGCGCGAAGGGCTTCTTAGGGAGGACTTTTTTGAGCTCTTCAGAGCGTAAAAAGAAAAGTTCATGAAATGAAATTTGATTTACGCGCGAAGGGCAAAAAGTATTTTCGCAGATAGTGTATAGAATACAGATTGTTTTTGTTGCATATATAAATGGTTAATTTTTAAGTGTTTAGAAGTTTATTCTAAACACTTTTTTTATTGATTAAAGTTTTGTAATTTTGTAGCGTTAAAGTTAAATAGTGATGAAGGTAATAAGTAAGAGTATTGTTTTAAGTGGTTCTTTATATTATAAGAGACACTTAGAGTTAATAAACCCTATGTTACCAAGAAGGTTAACAGAGGGTGAAATTAATGTTTTATCAGAGTTTATGTTTTTGGGTGATGTAGAAGATAAGTTTGATAAGACAGGTAGAAAATCTGTAATGGACAAATTAGGTTTAAGCTTTGGTAGTTTGACTAATTATTTATCCTCTTTGAGGAAGAAGGGTTTTATTATTAAGAATGCAAAGGATAGTTATGATATTGTACCTATTTTATTGTGTGATAATGATAAGATGGTTTATAACTTTAAAATAGAGAATAGTGAAAGGTAGGATAAAAACAAATGGGGTGCATAGGGAAAGGACTTACAGTAGTAAGACTTTTGATTATGTAAAGGATTGTTATTTTAAGGTTATAAGGGATAAGTATGAAGGTTTAGATTTCTGTCATTTTGAAATGATGGTAAATAGCCTTTTTGAGTATGTAAGAGATTGTTTAGATACTTATGATTTCAAGAAGATTTATTTACAAGGTTTTTGTTATATGAAACCACAAGTAAAGAGGATAGAGAATATGACAAGAAAATTAGAAGAGTTCATGGAGAATAATAAAGATGCTTTTACTGATGAGTCAAGAGAGAGATATTTAAATCATATAGAAAAATGCAGAAACTTTTTAAAGAACCATCAAGAAGAGCAAGACCTACCTTAAAAAATATATGGTCTTACATACAAGGTAATATAAGGTATAGATTATATTATAGTAAGAAGCTTTATGGTATGGACTTGAGTTGGCTATTACCTAAATGGTTAAAGGACCAGATAGAACTTAGGATAGATAGCATGGATAGAGAATGCTATAATAATGGGAGTTGTAAGATATGTGGTTGTAAGACTACAGAGTTACAATTTGCAGATAAAGCATGTGATAAGCCTTGTTATCCTTTTATGTTGAGCAAGAAACAATGGTATATATTTTGTGATACAGGGTTAGTTTTTGATGTTAAGACAGATATGTTTTGGCAAAAAATGAATGGTAAATTTAGACCCTTTAGAAGGGCAGGTAAAAAGATAGAATAATGAGTAAGTTTAAAGAACAAGAAATAGATTTAGGAGTAATTAAAAGTGGTAGTAATGTCCTTTTTAATTATGAGACTACAGAAGATATAAAAGATGATATTTCTTATGTAGAACCTGGTTGTGGAGGTTGTACTAAAATATTAGGCTATGATAATAAACTTTTGAAAGTAAAGTTTGTATCAGGTGATTTTCCTATTCATATAGATAATGATAGGTATAATGTTACAAAAGTTATAAGGGTCTATTATAAAGATGATACTAATGAGGAATTAAAATATAAAGCATTAATTTTTAAATAATGAAAAATTACACAGATGAGCAATTACTTAAAAGGGTTAGGGAATTGCAAAGTTTTAATGGTATTCCTGATGGATATTGGATATTAGGAGTACAGAGTAAAGAGGATAAGTTCAATGAGTTTGATGATAAGTTTTACCTTTTTAAAGGTACTAAATTTATTATAGTAACTACAGGAACTACTAATGCAGGATTAACAGGACTAAAGAATTATAATACTTATAATTCAGAAGGCTGTGCTGTAATTAAGACAAATGAATGGTATTATGATTTATGGACACCAGGATTACATAAGGGTAAGATGAGGGCTTTAAAGCAAGCCAATAAAATTAAGTTTTATAGGGATTGGAATAAGAATGATAAAGTTGAAGAGATTGGTAATATGAGAGAAGGTATTATAGGTATTAACTTTCATACAGCAAGTTACCAACCTTATAATGTTATCACAAGACTTATAGGAGGTTGGAGTACAGGTTGTCAAGTATGTAATAATACAGCGGATTATTATAAAGTATTAGACTTTATAGGTAATCAAAGTAAAGTAAGTTATTGTTTAATTAAAGAATTTTAATATGAAAAAAGTAGAAGTATTTGTAGTAAAGACTTATGACAAAGTAAGTTCTAAGGTTGAGTTTTTGTTTATTGACAAGGAAGATTATTTTATTGATTCAGTTCTTTATGAAGAACTAAGTAGAATTTCTTATTCTGATGCTTGTAAAAAGTTCAGTCAAAAGAACCCTTTACCTGTTGATAGTGAATATAAATTTATTATAAGTTAGTTATGGCATATATTATGATTAATGGTAATAAAGTATATTGGGAAGATTACTTAGAATTAGCTAAAAAGCTAAAAGAAATAGATGACTTACCTAAGATTGTATCTGGTACTGTAAGTTGGAGTAAAGATAAAAAAGAACTGAAAACTGTAGATAGCTCCTCTGATTTAGATAATAAAAAGAAAGAATATCCAAAGCATGTACTTATAGAAAGGCTTGTTATCAAAGATGAATATGAGTTTAATTTCATTGATTTAGAGACTAAAGAGTTTTATTGGAGTTACTATACTTCTGATAGGAATTATAATGTAGCTAAGAAAGCTTTTGAGAATGTATTTAAGTATAAAGGAGTAAAATATTATTTAGAGGAATAATGGCATATTTATTTGTATTAGAAAATAACATAGCAAGACCACATCCTGAAACTGTTTTGATTGAACCATTTAAGACTATATGGGAAAGAGATACAAATAGAGATAAAACCAATGCTATTAGGGATTTTACCTTTATTGAACTCATGAGCAGTAAAAGGAAGACTAATCCTTATGCTGGATACAGTGATAAGCAAAGATTTGAGAAATTAAAGGAAATGCTTAAATATCCAGCAAATTGGCAACCTGATGATGAGATTAAGTTTGCTTTGTATAAGATAGAAGAGTTTCAGACAGAAGGGAGTTTTAACTATGTTATGTATAAACAGTCTTTAGAGACATTGATAAAGACACGAGAATACCTTTTGAATATTGACCTTAATGAAAGAACTAAATCTGGAATACCTGTATATAAACCAGCAGATGTTTATTCTGCTATTGAGAAAGTAGAGAAGATTATGACTTCACTCAATAACTTAAAAGAAAAGGTAGACCAGGAATTGTTTGACCAAACAAGGACAAGAGGTAATAAAACTATTAATCCATTAGAAAATTAAGATGAAAAAGACAGCAAAAGAAATAGATAATTTTAAAGAGTTTAAACAAGAATATTTTGATTATAATGAGTTTCTAATAAAAGGTAATAAAGATAAACTTAAATCCTTTTATGATGAGGGTGTAAAATTGCATTTTATTAGAGAGGTAGTAGATTTAAAATTTCCTATAACTATTGTAGGTAATAGAACAATTCATTTTGAATTAGATGAGTAAAATTAGAGATAATAATGGTAGATGGAAAGATACTTCTGTGTTTAGACAAGAAGCCATAAGGTTCCTTGAGAAAGGATATTATACAGAAGCTCCCTATGGTACTCCTGAGTGGCTTGAATATTGGAAAGAGCAACTCAGGAGGTGCATAGAGGGTTATGAGGTATATGGAGAAAAAATTACAGGACATCACTATTGTTATCTAAACTTTGCTCAAATATTAAAAATGAAGTTTGATGATGAAGATGAGGATGAAGCCCTAGCTACAAAAGAGGTTAGTTTTCCAGACTTTTGGGATGGAGACTATAATTTCTTTTGGTCCTTAGAGATAGCAAGAAATGGTATATGCTCTTCAATGACTCAAGTACCAAGTAAAACTAATGAGAAGAAAGAGTGGAATGAACTTAATAAGAAGCTCAGAAAATTAGAATCTGATAATGAAGAGTATGCTAAGATAAAAAAGAGAAGAGATGAAATATCTCAAAAGATACTTGATAGATTAGGTTTATTTGTAAAACCCCATTTAGATTACCTTAATGGAGGATACCACTTTATAGTAGGTAAAGCTCGCCGTAGAGGTTATTCTTATAAAACATCTCTTATAATAGCTAACATATATAATACTATAAGGAATAAGCTTTCCTTAATAGGTGCTTATGAAAAGAAGTTCATTGACCAAACAATGGATAAAACCTTAGAGTATTTGAACTTCTTTAATGAGTATACAGGTTTTTCTAAGAATAGACTAATTGATAAGAAGAACTTCATAAAGGCTGGCTATATAGAAGAGGTCAATGGAGTTAATGTAGAGAAAGGTTATAAATCTGTAATTGATGCTACAAGAACTTTTAAAGATAATCCTGATGCCATGCGTGGTGTGGATGCTTTCTTTATATTACTTGAAGAGGTTGGTGCTTTTGATAATCTTAAAGATTCTTTTAATGCTATTGCTCCTTCACTTACAGCAGGTAGTAAGATTACAGGACAGATATGTTTAATTGGTACATCTGGAGACCTTTTAGGTGGTACTAAGGATTATGCTGATATGTTCTTTAATCCTATACCCTATGGATTTATGCCTTTTATAAATATATGGGATAAAGATGCTGAGGATACTACTTGTGGATTTTTTCACCCTATTAGTTGGAATTTAGAAGGTTTCTATGATGAACAAGGTAACTCTGATGTAGAAGCTGCTACAGCTTGGGAAAATCAAAGAAGAAAAAAACTTTTGGATAATTCTACAAATAGCTTAATTTTGCAGAAGCATATCCAAGAGTTTCCTTTATGTCCTGCTGATGCTTTTAGTGTAGCTAATATAAATGTATTTCCTACTATTGAATTAAGAAATAGGCTTAATAAAGTAATGGCAGGAAACTTGCATTTAAAGATGGGAACTCCTGTGGAATTATTTTTTGAAGATGGTAAAGTAGTAGCTAAACCTGATTTAAAGAATAAATTACAACCTATATGGAACTATAGACCTAAAGATAATAATTTAGAAGGATGTCCTATAATATATGAGTATCCTATAAAATCAGCACCAAAAGGTCTCTATAAAATAGGGTTTGACCCTTATAGACAAGATATGTCTAATGGGGTATCTTTAGGAGCTATCTATGTATTTAAAGGAGTACATAAAGGTAGTATGACTAAGAATTGTATAGTGGCTCAATATGTAGGAAGACCTCAAGAAAGTGATGATGTATCAAGGATAGCAATGATGTTTGCTATTTTATATAATACAGAGGTTATGTTTGAGAATGAGGTAACTCACGTAAAGAACTACTTTAGAAGAATGAATAGGCTTGATTTATTGGCTTTACAACCTGATAAAGTAATTTCTAATAATATAAAGAACTCAAAGGTAGCTCGTGTATATGGTTGTCACATGAATGAAAAGATGAAAGATGCTGGAGAAAAGTATATAAAGGATTGGTTACTCGAAGTACAAGATTATGATGAAAGTGGTAATCCAATAACTACAATAGATTCTATATATGACATAGGATTATTAGAGGAGTTAATAGCTTATAATAGGAAGGTAAATACAGACCGTGTGATGGCATTAATGCAGGTAATGTTTCAAAGACAAGAAGAACAACTTGACAAGGTTTATGATGAAGATAGGAAAGATAGGATAGTAGAGGTTTTTGAAGTATTAAAAGGTTTTTATAGAAAAAGATAACTATGGATAAAAAGAGATTATCAAGAGCTCAAAAGGAGGCTAATGATTTTGCATGGTTCAAAGAACAAATAGATTTATATGACAGGTCTTCTTTTTCTTCTTCAAGATTTGATGGTCAAGATGGCATTATTTCTGAATGGAGAAAAATGAAGATTAACTATGATTTATTTAATAATAGGATTAATGCAAAAGACTTTGAGTATGTATGTCAGCCTTATGGAGCTGAAGTAGGAAAACTGCCATTAGATTTTACTAACAAAGACATTTTGTCAGGTAAGATAAAAGCTATGTTAGGTATGGAGATGAGAAGACCTTTTTCTTGGAAAGTAGTTGCTGTTAATGAAGAAGCTACTACAAGAAGGGAACAAGAGGAGTTTGAGCAGATTAAACAGTTTGTAATAAATAGTATTACAGCTCCTATAAGACAGCAAATAGAGCTTGAACAGATGCAGCAAGCTCAAGGTAGAGAACTTACTGAAGAGGAGAAACAACAGATGCAAAAACAGCTAGAAGAGGAGATGAAAACAAGAACTCCTCCTGAAGTTGGTTTGTATATGGAAAGAGAGCATCAGGACCCAGCAGAGATGTTGTCTCATCAAATATTAGAATATTTGATGGAAGAGCAAAATATTAGGGAGAAATTCAACAGAGCTTGGAAGCATGGTCTTATAAGTGGTAAAGAAATATTTTGGGTTGGAGAGGTTAATGGTAAACCTATGGTAAAGGTAATAAACCCTTTAAGGTTTGACTATGACAGAAACCAAGATAACCATTATATAGAAGAAGGTGAATGGGCTTGTTATGAGATGTATTTAACTCCTTCACAGATTATAAGTCATTTTGGAGATGAGCTTACAGAAAAACAGATTGATGATATATATAGTAATTTTCAAGAAGGAGCTGTAGTTAATTCTGAATTTACCTTTAGAGATGACTATTTTGATGTATCAGGAGTAAGAGTAATACATTGTGAATGGAAAGCACCAAAGGCTGTAAAATTTGTATCTGGAATAGATTTAGAGACAGGAGAGCCTTATGAGTTCTTAGTTGATGAGACATACCAAATAAATAGAGAAGCTGGAGATTTAGAGGTTATAAAGAAGTGGATACCTTCTAAATTTGAAGGCTATAAAATAGGTAAAGATATCTATGTTGGTATGAGGGAAGTACCAGGTCAAAATAAAGATTTGGATAATCTCTATAATTGTAGGCTTTCCTATATAGGTGCTTGTTATGATAACATGAATTCTGAAAGTACTTCTTTGGTAGATAGAATGAAATATTATCAGTACATGTATAATATACTAATGTATAAGATAGAACTTTTGATTTCTTCTGATGAAGGAAAAACCCTTTTATTGGATGGTAGTATCATACCTAAATCAGCAGGTATTAAAACAGAAGAATGGATTTATGACTTTAAGGTAAACAAATTAGGTATAGTAAATTCTAATGAGGAAGGTAGTAGATACAATGATATTACTCAATCTGTAAAAGAGATTGACTTATCTTTGATGTCTGATATACAAAAGTACATAGAACTTGCAGAATATGTAGAGAGGAGATGTGGGGAGTCTGTAGGTATTACAAAACAAATAGAAGGACAAATTGGAGGTAATGAAGCTGTAAGAAATACTCAACAAGCAATTATACAATCTGCTAATATATTAGAGCCTTATTTTGAGGTTCATAGTATAGTTAAGAAGAATGTATTACAGTCTCTTATTGAGGTAGCTAAAGTAGCTTATTTGACTTACCAACCATCACATTTAAACTATGTTCTTGATGATATGTCAAGAAAGATGGTTACTATGGATTATGACCTTTTAGAGAATAGTACTTATGGTATATTTGTAAATAACAGTACTAAGGCTGATGAAGCTCTTCAAATGGTACAACAGCTTTCTCATGCTGCTATGCAAAATCAAACTATTGAGATGTCTGATTTGATTAAGGTAATGAGAAGTCAATCTATACCTGAAGCTGAAGAACTTCTTAAAAGAGCTGAGAAAGAAAGAAGAGAGTTTATGCAACAGCAACAGCAGCAAGAACAGCAAGCTCAACAAGAATTACAGCAGGCACAACAACAATTTGAGAAAGATAAGATGTATATGGAGCATCAATTCAAGATGGAAGAGATTGAGAAAAAAGGTGAACTTGATATACAGAAGCAAGCTATACTTTCTATTGGATTTAATGAGGATAAAGACCTTGATAAAGATGGTGTACCAGATGTTCTTGAAGTTGCTAAGTTTGGTGTAGATGCTAATGTGAAAGCTGAGAACATAAAACTACAAAGAGAAAAGTTAGATTATCAAAAAGAGAAAGATAGAAAACAAGAAAAATTAATGGAAAGAAAACTTGATATTGAGGATAAAAAAGCCCAAAGTCAAGTACTAAAAGCTAAAGTTAGTGCTGATTAAGCTATTAGATTTAACACACTGAAAATTAAATTTTCAAAATGTAATATATAAATTAATTATTAATTTTGCAGAGAATATGGAACAAGTTTTAGAACAAGACAATGAGCTTTTAAGCTTTAAGTGGGATACAGTAGTAGAAGAAGAACAACCTACTGTTGAAGAGCCAAAGGAAGAACCTAAAGAGGAAAAGAAAGAAGAAAAGGTAGAGAAAGAACCTGAATTTACTTTTGAATCTCCTAAAACAGAAGAAGGTGAAGAAGTTGTTGAAAAGAAAGATAATGAACCTGTAGATAGTATCTACAATGATTTATTCAAAGACTTAAAAGAAAACAATATCTTTAACCATGTAGAATTAGAAGAAGGAGAAGAACTTACAGCAGAAAGATTCTTTCAATTACAAGAAGAAGAATATGAAGCTGAGGTTAGAGAAAGGATTGATAATTGGGCTAAGAACATTGATGAAGATGGTAGGAAGTATCTTAAATTTCTTTCTGATGGTGGTAAAACAAAAGACTTCTTAGAAGTATTTGTAAATACAGAAGAACCTTTAGAGGGTGATGTTAATGATGAAGAATATCAAGATGACCTTATCAGAGAAAAGAAACTTTCAGAAGGCTTCTCAAGAGATGAGACAGAAGAGTATCTTTCTAACTTACCTAAAACAGTCAAAAGAAAAGAAGCTACTCTATATAAAGAGAATATTCAAGAGACTGTTGAGAAAAGAAAGAAACAACTCTTAGAAGAGCAAGAAAGAGCTAAGCAAAGACAAGCTAAAGAGTTACAACAATTTAATGAAAATATAAAAGGTATCTTAGAGAACCAAAAAGAAGTTGGAGGATTTAAAATCACTGAAAAGGATAAAACTAATATCTATAACTTCTTAACTCGTAGAGACCAAAAAGTAAATGATAAAGTAGTTGTAACAGGATTTCAAAAGAAACTTGCTGAGGTCTTTAAAGATACTAATAAGTTAGTAGTACTTGCTAAGCTTCTTCATAATGACTTTGATTTATCTCAAATAGAGAAACAGATTATAACTAAAGAAACTAAGAAAATAAAATCTAATTTAGAGAATCGTAAAACTATTTCCTCATCTTCTGGAAGTTCTTATAAGGAAAAACAGTTCTATGATTTATTCTAATTAAATCTTGAAATAATATGATAAATAATAACAAATTCATTACATCAATACTACCTTGGGATGGTGGTACTATGGTTGAGTTGAATAACTTGGGTAAAGCCTTGATGATTCAACCTGAGAAATTTGGAGATAAAATGTCTCAACTTTTCTCCTCTCAGAACTACTACTCTGATAACCCAATTTCAAGTATTGCTTTGAAGAATGGTGCTAAGAAGATTGTAACTTCTAATGAGTGGGAATGGAAACTTTCTACTTCTAATACTGCACCTACTACTGTAGTAGAAGACTTGGAGAAAACTAATGATAAACCAGGTCTTGGAAGGACTACCTTTAAAATTAAACTACGTGATAATTGGTTCAAATCTACTGATGTTATTACACCAGGTACTGCTGACCAAAAATATCAGTGTAGAATCATGGAAGAACCACAAAGACATGGTACTAATGGTTGGGTTTATACTGTTCGTATTGTATCTGATGACTTTAGTACATTCTTACCTAAGATGTTCCTAAAAGCAGGTACTAAATGGGCTAAGCTTTACTCAACTGCTGGTGAAGCTGATATCAAAGGTGGTTCTACTCAGTTCTCTGCTCCTATTACTTTAAAGAACTCTTTAGGTAAATTGCGTAAAGAATACCATGTAACTGACTATGCTCTTGAGCAAGTTCTTGCTGTAAAGCTACCTACTCAAACAGGTAAACTTGCTGACTTCTGGATTAATTATGCTGAAGTTGAGTATTGGAAACAATGGTATCGTGAAATTGAGCGTGCTTATTGGTATAATAGGAAAGCTAAGAGTATTCAAACTGATGCAGGTAGACCTGTAGATTCATTTGCAGGTATCTTTGAACAGCTTGAATCAGCTAATAACCACTATTATACTGACCTTACAGCAGAGCTTATTGAAAACTTTATGATGGATATTTTCTATGCTCGTGTTAAACCTGGAAAAGGTCGCAGCATGAAAGTATTTACAGGTGAGTATGGTATGCTTATTTTCTCTCGTGCTATGCAAGACCTTATGGAGAAAAGAGGTTGGAGAATTGCCAATAACAACTTTAATCCTGTACAAAAGACTTTATCTGAATACAACACAAATGCTTATTCTTATGGATACCAATTTGTGAAGTATATCATGCACAACGGAGCTGAGCTTGAACTTGTACACTTGCCACTTCTTGATGATATTAATATCAACATGGAGATTGACCCAATTTCAGGATATCCTGTACAATCTCAGAGATTCATTTTCTTGGATTTCTCTGGAACAGGAACTGAAAGCAATATCCAAATTGTAGAGAAGAAAAATGGTTATAAGTTTGGTTATGTATCAGGTTTGGTTGGACCTTTTGGACCTGTGAATGGAGGTCAAATGGCTCACTCTGGAGAGTACTACTCAATGCACGTATCTAAGGAATTAGGTATTCACATTGAGGATACTTCTAAGTGTGGTCAGTTAATTTTGAAGCGTAATTTTGGTTACTAATCAGATTTTTTTCTCATATAATTATTAACTCAAACATGGGGTTATTGGTTTAACCCCATGTTTCTAAAAAAGTAAAAACAATGGCATTAGTTGAAGTTAGACCTATTGAAAAAGACACTTGGCACGGTAAAAGTGGTGCTGAGAATTTTACAAGACCACAAGTAATTTCTTGTGCTGTCAATGCTCATACAGGATTGTATGATACAGGATTGTCTGAAGAAGATAGAAAAAGGCTTGAGAAAGCTACAGGATTTGATTTAAGTGATAATTATAATCCTAATGAGAAACACCCTTTTTGGTCAAAACCTATTAGTGAGGTAAAGCTTGAATGGGGTTCAAATATTTTTAATGTTGAAAGACCTCTTGATGAGATTAAGGTAAAGATGCTTAAAGCTTCTGACTTAGTAGCAAACTCAATGCAAGATTACAATGAAGGTAAATATCCTTTGGCTTTATTTGTAATTACAGATGAGCAAGAACAAACTGTAGTAAAAGCTGCAAAAGCTGCTATTAAGAGAAATGCTATTATTGAAGCTTCTAAGCTTTCTACAGAGAAAAAGATTGAAGCTGTATATATTCTTTTAGGTCAAAATGTCAGAGGAAACTCAAATGACTATATAGACCTTAAAGTAGATGAAGCTATTGATAAAGCAGGTGCAGAAGCTTTCTTAAACCTCATTAGTAGAGAGGGTTCTAAGAATACAATTCAAGCATTCATTTTAGAAGCTACTGATAAAGGTATTCTAACAAGAACAGGAACTTCATATAGCTATATGGATATTCATCTTGGAGGAGATATTGAAGATGCTATTATCTTCTTTGAGAATAAAAAGAATCAACCTTTAAGGATTCAAATAATGGAAAAACTAAGGTAACATGACTATACAGGAGATGCATTATGACTTCAAGATGAAGTTAAACAAGATAGATTCAGAGCAATATAGAAATCTAAGAATACCTGAAATAGATTGGAAATTAAATGAGGCTTTGGAAATCTTTATAAAGAATAATGCAGAGCCTTATCAAGTTCCCTTTTATGGTTTTGAAAAGAATCAAAGAAGTATAGATAATATTAGACCTTTGGTTGTAGAAAACCAACTTATAACACTTAATGGTAGTGTAGCCCCTTTACCTAATAATTATATGTTTTATGTTTCTTCTTATGTTATAATGAAGAAAGGTAAATGTAAAGATAGAAGAGGTAGAGTACTAATAAAACAACATGATGATATGTTTGAAGAAAGCCCTTTTGATAGAAGCTCTTATGAATGGAGCGAAATCAATGCTACTTTTGATAGTGCAGGATTAAGGCTTTATATTCCTGAAGGAATTACTTTAGATGGGTTACATCTAACATATATAAGAAAACACGCCTATATACATAATGCTCAAGACTTTTTGCCAGGAAGTAAGTATAAGTTACCTAATGGTGTAGAACTTACAGGAAGGCAAAATTGTGAACTTCCAGACTATACACATAGAGAGATAGTGGATATAGCTGTTTATATAGCCAGCATGGATTTAGAACAACAGACAACTCAGTTCAAACAATCCAAGTTAGAATTAAACAAATTGTAAAATTTAAAAGATTAGATTATGTCAAGAACAAGTGATGTATTTAGACTTTTGGTTACAGCTAATAACAAAGATGTATTGGCTAAAAACAAAAAGCTTACTGACTTAGTACCTGGTCAATTAGGTGTGTTTGATGCTTCAACACATCTCTCTATTGACACCACTGTAACCCCTGTACCAGCAGAATATTATTTTGCTGTTGGTGTAGATAATGATGGTGATGGTGTTGTTGATGATATTGTAAAATCAACAGGTAATGAGATTCAAAAGAAAGGAGTATTCTATTACAACTATACAAAGTATTCAGCAGGTAAGCCAGCAAAAGTGGTTTTAAAAGATTATTTTGCTCAAGCTAACAAAGTATATGGTATTAGAGTAACTCTTCAAAATCAAGCCACTTTACAGCTTCAGGGGTATGTTCCTTACTCTGAAACCTATGTTGTAAAGAATGTAATTTGTGATAACTGTGCAGACCCTTGTGTAAAAGGTGACAGTATTCAAGTTACTAAAAAGCTTCTTTTACAAATCAATAATGATACCAATGCTTTTGTAACAGCAAAAGCAGTAGCAAGACAAGCTCTTACTACTGGTACTCATGGTGTTACCAAAGCTGTTGGAGATGCACTTACTATTGAGGATTTGGATAAGATGGCTACTTATAATAAAACTCAAACTAACCCAGCTAACTTTGTACATGCTGATATTGAGTTTGAGACTAAGCCACTGAAGAAAATCTTTGATACTTGTATCAACATTGGTTACATGATTTCTCGTGAGACTACTATTGACATTTCACTTCCTGTAGGATTTGATTGTGATGGTAAGGTTGAAGTGAAACAAGAAGCTGAATATGAGCAAGGAGCTGGATATGACTTGAAGCAATTGGAGTATATCCAAAAAGGTTGGACAGAAACTCCTTATAGGACTTCTGCTATTACAGGATTACCTTTCCCAACAGCTTATGATATTGATGCTAAAGGTAAGTATGATACATTTGTATATACTTATGATGAGAATACTTACACAAGCTTCAATAACTTTACTTTCCAAGAAAGTTCAATTATAGCTGTACCAACAGCAGACACAACTACAGTAGCTAAGGTTAAGGCTATTTTGGAATATTTAAAAGGTTAATCCTTGTCATTGTTTAACTTGTCTAAATGGTAAGGATGTATTATCCTTACCATTTTTAAATACTATATAATATGCTTTGGTATTCAGTAAAAAGAGAGAATTGGAATATAACAATAAAGAAAGAGCAACGGTACAAAAATACAGGTTTAATTAAGTGTTGGCTTGTAAAAAGAGATAGTTGTGATAATACTTTCAAAGAGAAATTATTTGCTAAGACTTACACAGATAATGCTAATGTAAATGAAGTAAAGATTGATTTACAAAAGCTAATTAATGAACAGATAGCAAAAGAGAAAGAATCAAGTGCTGAGAAAGACCTTTATGGACAAGGTGTATATGAATTACACTTTGTACTTGTAGAATCAAAAAAAGAGGGTGTAGAAGAGAAGAATGAAAGAATATTAGGAGGTGAAGCTACTAAGACTTTTCCATACTATCCACAGATATTAGCTTCCCTTGCTGATGACTTAGAAAGTGTATTATGTGGTTGTCCTTGTAGTAATTGTGATGGCTGTGTAGATGATAAGAAACTACTTAATGTAACTACAAAGGTTCTTTTATACTATACTTTATCAGGGGAGTATTATCAATCTAAGTTTGGTCAAGCATTGAATTGTATTAGTTGTAGCCTTTCTAAGGAAGCTATATGTATTTTATTGAATGAACAGATAAGAGGAGGTAGTGAACTTAATAAAAGATTTTTGAAGAAAATTTTAGCTATCTTCTACATTAGTTTTTATCTCATGGAAGTTGGAAGAAACTGTACTGTTGAAAAAAATGGTAAAGTTCAAGATTGGACAACTAACTTTCATTTTGATAAAGTAAAAAGGTGTTTAGAGGGTCTTGGTATTGATTTGGATTGTATAAGAAAGCACACAGATAATTCAGAAGCAAGATATGCAGACTTTCCTTTTTATGTAGGTAGGAATGTTCAAACAATAGATTACAAATACTTTAATGACCATTATTCAGATTTTGAAGATGAGGAAATAAATCAGATAATGATTTATGATATTAATCATGGGGACGGAGAATTAAGGTATAATGGTACAAGAATAAATAATTATGCAATCATAGATTTCAGTGAAATTATAGCTGGTAAGTTAACTTATCAAGCCAATGGTAATGGTAATACAGAAGCTAATTTTAAATGGAAGGTATCAGAAGGTTGTAGAGATAGGTTTAATGGTATGAGTTTAAGAGGTTAATTATGGCAAGAGAAGGTAAAGTAATAGTAAAGATATTAAGAGATGTATGTTCTCCTATACCTTATATGGGGCATTCTCATGAAAGGAGCTTAGTACATCTCTTGAACCCTTGTGATGATGTAAATAGGAAAGATATTCAATGTAACACCTTTTCTTTTGACTATTATGAAGAGGGTGATAATCTTGTATTCAAAGTAAAAGATAATCCAACTATAGTAGGTTATAATGTCTCAAGAGAATTTACAGTGGTTTATTGGGATGGTAATGCTAATAGCTTTGTACATACTCAAGGAGATGGTAATGGAGGTAATTTCAATAGAAATGGTTTCTTTCAGAGAGAAGGCGATTATTATGTAGGTAAGGTAAATAAAGATTGGTTTCTAAGGACTTTTGACTTAAAAGAAATAGCAATAAGAGTAGCTTACTTTGATTTAGATAATCATGAGGAAGAACTTATATTTTGTTATGCTCAAAAGAAAAATTCTAATGATTATACACGAAAAAATAAATCCATAAAATGTAGTCCAATTTTAGAAGTTACTAGACAAGACTTTGCCACAGGTTATAATTACCATTTAGTGTTTGGTACTAATGATATAACTACAAATTTTAAAGCTGGAGAAAATGTAAAGTATTATATTAAGTGCTCTATAGATGATGTAGAACAACCTGAAGAACTTGTGTATACACACACTACAGGAGGATTAGTACCTAACAAAGAAAAGGATATCTATGTTTCAGGACATGTGAAAAAAGTACATTTCAAGTTTAGAATTGAATATCCAAAAGGGTATGATGTAGGTTATCCTGAACCAAATCAAACAGAGTGTTATTATGAAAAAACAGAAATGACACCAAACAGTAGTTCAAATCCTAATCCTAATAAACCTACTATAAAATGTAGTCCTTTATTGACTATAAAAGAAAAATATGAAGTTTTTAATGGTTGGAATGTAAGTTTATTATTACAAGCAAGAGCTACCATACCTGAAAATTTGACTACTAAATTTTATTTAAGTTATTCTATTAATGATGATAACCATTGGACTACTGAAGAATTAGTACATACAGATACAGCTGGAGGTACTATAGCAGATTTTGATAAAAATTTATATATAAAAGATAGTGAAGCTAAAAAAGTATATTTAAAATTCAGAGTACAATACCCACCTGAAGTAAATGCTGAAGGATATACAAACAATTCTTGTGAAAGTTATCAGAGTGTAGGTTTAAAAGAACAGAATAATAATAGTAGTAATAAGAAAACATTGAGTTGTGCTTCTACTATAGAGGTTGTAGAAAATAAGGCTATATCAGGTTCTAATTTAGAAATAACTTTAAAACCTAATGGATTAGAGTCTTTGCCTGGTGAAGAAGTTAAATACTATCTTGAAAGAAAAAATGATGGAATTTCTGAAGTTGATAGCTTGTTATTTACTCATACTACAGGAGGAGTTTTAAGTCATATAAATAAGAGTGATTATATTCCAAGTAATGTGTTTGCTGTAGATTACATATTTAAATTAGAATTTCCTTCTAATTATTACTTTACTGAAACAGGAAGTAATATTTGTACAGCAACTTATCATTTACAATTAAAACAGCCTGTTTCTTGTAGTTCTCTTTTAGATTTTAAAGAATCTACAAAAGAAGCTATAATAGAAGTTACACTTACAGAAAATAAAACAGGTAATTATAAAATTGTACCAAAGTTATATGGAGGTTTTAATATTGGTAGTGAGTATGATTTAGGTCATTCCTATACAGATATGGGTAATAATAGATTTCTATTCACAAATATTGATACTAGTTCAAACAAGTCTTTTAAGGGTGTTGTTGAAATTACAGATTTAGATACAGGACTTGTAGCAAGTACTTGTGAAACATCTGGCTATATAACCAATGATTCAAATGGGGGTGATACTTCAGCTCATGACCAAAGTAATTGTACATATTTAAGTATTTCTAAAAGAAATGGAGATAATGGTAAAAGTAAGGCTGTTGTAGACCTAGTATCATCAATTTTTCATAGAGCAATGTATGATAGTTTTACATTAAAGTTCTTTTATAGACTTAAAAATAGCTTGGATTTTAATTATTTAAAAGAATATAGTATAAATGATTATTCAAGTGCTATAGAGTTCTCAGCTCAATATGAATCTACTGAAGGTTACTACATAAAAGCAGAATTATATAAAGATAGTACAAGTACTAAAATGTGTGAATCAGAAGAATTATTAATAGAAAACTAATTAATTATATGAACTTAATATCACAGTATATAGAGAAATTTTTTTACAATTATGGCTTCTTCATAGTAGGAGGAGCTATAGGAGCTATTATTCACAGAATGAGGGTTAGAATGTCTCCACTTAGATTTATAAAGTTCTTGTTTGTTGCTATTGTATTAGCTCTTGCAGCAGGTATAATTTGCAGGGATATTTTTCACTTACCTGAAACTACTATATATGTGATATGTGGAGTTTTTGGGGCTTTTAGTGAAGAAATATTAGATGAAGTAGAAGACTTTATAAGACATGCTTCTGAGATGGTAAGAAAGAAATTAGGTATGGAAGATGTTAAAGAAGACCCTAAGAAAGAAGAGACAAAAGAGTTGCCTAAAGTCAGTGAAGATGAAACAGAAATAGAAGGTAACTAGTTTCCATTATTTTTATTATCTTTGCAGGGTCATTTAGACCCTGTAGAGATATGAAAACAGAAATAGTAGATTATTTTAAAGAAATAAAATTTGATGAAGTAAGCCATAGTTACACAGTAAAAGGTAAAAATTTGAAGCCTGTAAGTTATGTATTAAAAGACTTTCAAGAACCTTTTGATGAGCGGAAAATGGCTTTCTTAGTAGCTAAAAAGAAAGGTATTTCAGTAAAAGAAGTACTTGATGATTGGCACAAGAAAAGAGATGATTCTTGTGAGTTAGGTACTAATGTACACTTATTTGGTGAAAGGTTTGCTTTAGATAAAACTTTAAAACCCTCTAATGGTTATGAAGAAGCTATAGCAAAATATCATTTAAGTCTTCCAGAGCATATAAGACCTTTATGTTTAGAGTTACAGATGTATTCTAATGATTGGGGAATAGCTGGCACAGCTGATTTAATGTTATATGATACTAAAAATGATAACATTTTTTTAAGAGATTATAAGACTAATACAGACCTTTTTAAGAATTATAAAGGGAAGAAATTATTAGCTCCTTTTGAAGATTTAGATGATAGTCCTTTCAACAAATATCAATTACAGCTTAGCTTATATCAAATATTATTTGAACAAGTAGGTTACAAAATAAAAGACAGAGCTTTGATTTGGATAAAACCCGATGGTAATTATGAAATATTTCCAACAAAAGATTATAGGAATAGATTAATTGATTATTTAAATAAAAAATATTTATAATGAAAAACTTAGGAGATTTGAGAGACCTTGTATATTGGATGTACAATAAAATCAAAAGTGGTAATCTAGGTGGGAGTGGTAGTGGTGTAACTACTACACAATTAAACACAGCTTTAGATGGTAAAGTAGATAAAGTTTCTGGTAAAGGTTTATCTACTAATGATTATACTACAGCTGATAAAAACAAGATTAGTATAATACCTAGCAAATTAGATAAAGGAACTTATACAGGTACTGCACAAGATTTGAAAGATGCTATTGATTCTGTAAATAGTAAAACAATTCATTGGAATGATGTTCAGAACAAACCTGATTTTGATTACTTACCATTAATAGGAGGTACTGTGGATAATATGATAGGTATTAATGGGTATTTATTGTTTAATGATAAAATAAAAGTGCTAATTAGACCTAATGGTGATGCAATAGCTTTTGGGAATAAAGCATTCAATGATTTAGTTTATGGTGAATTTAAAGGGATTAAAATTTGGGGTAATAATAGTAACAGTAAAGTTATACTAGCTGGTGGAGATGTAAAAGATTTATCTGATTTTTTATTGCAGTCTTGGAATAAAAAGAACAACAAAGAAGTTATAAGAACACAAGTTGATGAATGGTTAAGAATAAATGAATTTAACACCCACACAAATGGTATATATCTTGGTACTTCAACTGTTAGAACAGATGGTCAAGTACAAGTTGGTGAAGGAGGTGCAGAAGCTATATTATCTAACTTAGGACTTCTATTAAAGAAAAGACTTAGAATTAATGCATGGTCTGGAGGAGATGGTGCTGATATTAAAACCAAAGGTAAAATGCAAATTGGTTCTTCTTCGGGTATTATTGAGTTTAGAAAGATTCTTGATGATTTAGTTAATTGGGGAGGGAATGCAACTATTACTATAGATATTAATGATGGTAGAATTACTTCTAATGTTATAAATACAAGTAGAGTAAATCTCTTTGGTGAAGCAAATAATATTAATGGTTGGAATGGTGGAGTTGATTTGATTTCAAGACAAAATTTGTTACAACTTGGAGCATTAAACTCGATAAAATTTAGAAAAATAAATAATAGTTGGGAGAATGATTTAATTGAAATGAATGTCAATGATGGTACATTAAGAGTTAATGGTATTAAATCAAATGCAAACGTTTCAGGAGAATATCTATTTACAACAAATGGCTCAACAATGCATTTACCTTCATTTATTGGAACATGTGGACAAATTTCAGGAATTTGGACAATAACATCTGCTTGGTATGGAAGACATATTAATATTGTAGCAAATTCAACAGTAAATCTTTCATCAATGGCTCCTAATCAAACTGTAACTTTTAGAAAGTGTTATGCAGTTGGAGAAGTTATATTCAATACTACAGGTAAAACAGTTGTGTATACTTCAGGAAATAAATTCAATGGGGGAGATGGTAGTACAGCTTTTGTAAGTACTTCAAGTAATAAAATGTATATTGATATTAAAAATGTTTAAATATGAAAAATAAATTAAAAGGTCAAGACAAATTAATGCATAGTAAGGTTGGCAATGTGATTTACATATTTACGTTCACATTTTTATTACCTTTTGTAAGTATACAAACTTCACTTATTATATCTTTCTTTACACTGCTTATATTAGCTTTATCTAAAGAATTATATGATAAATATTATAAAAGAACTTTTATTGATTGGTGGGATATAGTAGCAGCTTTTATACCTTATCCTATTGTAAAAATTATAAATAATATAAAATAATAAATTTATGAACACAACATTTAAAGAAAGATTGATTCAAGAGCAATCAGACCTCAATGAAAAGATTGAAAAATTGAAAGCCTTTATTGACGGTAATGAAATTTTTAAAACACTGCCAGAAGAACAACAGAATTTATTACATAAACAATTCTATTATATGGATTGTTATAAAAGAGTTTTAATAAGGCGTATTGAATTATTAGAAATTGGTAAGTAAATATTATTATTAAAAAATAAAATATTATGGAAAATAAAATAATTATTGAAGGGTTTACAAGTAGTCAATTATTATTGTAGTTATTTAGAAAAGTAAAAGAATTAGAAAAGAATAGTAATTCTAATAATAATAACTCTGTTGAATTTACACAAGAAGACAAATATAAATTAGATGCTTTAAATGTAGATGAATTACAAAATAGTATTAAACAAGACATAGAAAACTCTTTAAGATTAAGTGCTTCTCCTATTGGTAATATAATTGAGTATCGTTTAAGTATAGGAAATGGTACTCATGTTAGAATAGAAGTACCAGACCATAATAGAGTAAAATATCAATAAAATGACAGTAGCAGAGATAATACAAAGAATACAATCATTATACTCTAAGGGGGTACAATCTGATGATACAAGGCTTTCTAACAGGCATATTTACAATAAGATTGTGTCTGTTAGAAGTAGGCTCATCTCTCAAGAGATAAAGAAAAAACAAGGTGTTTCTGCATGGAATTACCAAACTATATCTTGTATTGAGATGATACAAGTACCTTCTCATCAATGTAAGTGTGTACCACCATTAGGTTGTGATGTACTAAGGAGCAGGCATAAATTACCTGCTCCTTTAAGTGGTTTAAATGGACATGTGATAAGTTCTGTGACTTCTATTGATAGAATGGTGAAATTAGATGAGCTAAAAGTAAATGCAGTAACTTATCAAAAAGGAAATAAATATACTAAAACTAAGACAACTTTCTTTGTACAAGATGACTATATTTGGATATTTACCCCTTCTAAAATAAAGTATATTACAATGACTGCTTTATTTGAAGACCCTGTAAAGGTAAAAGAATTTGAGCAGTTCTGTGATAATAAGGATTGTCAAGATTGTGGCTGTAGAGATTTCTTACAAGAAGAATTTAGTATAGATATGGATTTGATAGATATACTTATAGAGATGTCTTTAAAGGAGCTACAAGTATTTGGACAATCTATTGAAGATAAGACAAATAATACAAGTGATTCACTTCAACAACAAAGTAAATAATGGGAAGAAAAAGGATTAGAGAAATTAAAACTTACACTATAACTACAAGTTATACACACTATTCTAAAAAGATTAGAGAAACTCCTTTTGCTAAACAAGTGTTCAATAAAAGGGTTTATACTGATGTAATGAAGGATTTCTTAGCTTACTTAGGAGATACTCTTATAGAAACGGGTAAAGTAGTATTGCCTAAAAAAATGGGTAATATAGAAATAGAAGGTTCTCCTCAGAAAATTAGTTATGATGAAGAAGGTCATTTAAAAGGTTTATCTGTAGATTGGAAAGCTACAAGAGAACTTTGGAAAGAAGATGAAGAAGCTGGAAAAAATAAGCAGTATATATATCATTTAAATGAAAACACTAATGGTATAAAATACAAGATAAAATGGTTTAAAACAAAGATGTTTGCTTTAAATAAAGCTCACTATAACTTCATTATGAATAGGTCTATAAAAAGGAGAGTAGCTGCTGCTATAAAAGGTGGTAAAGAATATAGAATATCATTTAAATAATTTATTATGGCAAGAAACTATAAGTATATAAGTTTAGATAGAATACTCTCTAAAGTGTATAGGGATATTGGTATGGAAGAAGTTTCTGAGACAGATGTTATAGAATGGTCTGGAGAAGCTTTAGAGTTTATGAGTGTAGTAAGTATCTATGAAGAAGCTATTGCTCAAGTAGAGATTAATAATCATCAAGGAGACTTACCTTTTTGTCTTCAAATTATAAGACAGGTAGCACGTGATAATTATTATGAGAAAAAAGATGCTTGTAAAGAAGAGATAAAAGAAGATAAAAAAATAGAACAACAACCTAATGTTGGTTGTACAGAGTGTGGAGAAAGAATTATTAAAGAAGTACAGCCTGACAGCTACTTTAATGCAAACCCCTTTATGTTTCTAACCACTAATTATTATAAAGAGCATTATACACCTGTCAGGCTTTCTAACCACACTTTTTTTAACTCTCTTGTATGTGTAGAAGATGTAGATATTTATAAGTCTTGTATTGATGAATACACTATTGTAGAAGATAAGATTAGAACTTCTTTTGAAGAAGGTTTAGTACTTATATCTTATTACAGACAAAAAATAGACCCTGAAACAGGTTATCCTATGATACCTGATACTATAAGTCTTATCAGTGCTATTACTTACTATATTACATGGAAATACTTTCAAAGACTTTGGTATATGGGTAGAGAAGGTATGAGTGATAAAATGCAACAAGCTGAAGAGAGATGGCTTAAATACTGTAAGCAAGCTACTTCGGAGTTTAAAATGTTATCAGGTATAGATGAACATCAGAACTTTATGGAGAGTAGGTTTAATAACCTTATACCTGATAGGAGACAATATTATGGTTATTTTGGTAACTTAGGTAGATTACAAAGACTAAATTTTAGAAACAATGGATTTAATTAATAATAGTATAGAACAACCATCAAAAGGTTTATATACAGATGTAGCACCTGTAAACCAGCCACCTGGTACTTACAGGTTTGCTCTTAATGCTGTGAATGAAAGTGATGAAGGAGATTTTGGAACTCTTTCTAATGAGCTTAGTAATAAGCTCTATGCAGTTTTACCTAAAGGATACATTCCTATAGGTTCTGTTTATATTGGAGATGGAGAAATATGTATATTTTCTACTAATGGTACTAATAGTGAAATAGGTATACTAAGTGAGAAAATGTCGTATTATAATGAGGATATAAATAATAATTATGTTACTTGGTGTAATGATACCGAGTCTAAAAACAAATTAAATTTTAGAGAAGATAAACAGATACAAGCTGTATATAGACTTAGAAAAGGTTGTGAAAAAATAGTATATTGGACTGATAATTTCAATACACCAAAAAATGTAAACTTAAATGATAAGAAAGGTTATATAAATGATAAGCACTTAAATATAAAAATGTTTGAACTTATAAAAAAACCTAACTTAAATTATAAGATAAAAAACATATCTATTGTTGAAGAGGGTGGTTCAATAAAAGTTGGTTCTGTAAAAGTGCTTTTTAGATACTTAGATAAAAATAAAGTACCTACAAACTTTGTTTATGAGAGCAAATCTTATGTTTTTTATACTGATAGTATGAGAGACAGTTTTAAAAATATAGATGGTGATTTAGCATTTGATGGTCAAGAATATAAAGATGGTAAAAAAACAAATAAATCTTTGAAGATTGAATTTGAACAATTAGATAGTGAGAATTACCCATTTTATCAGTTAGCTTTCATGAATTATAATAATGCAATAGGACAACCAAGTTCTGTCTATTTATCACATATACAACCTACAACTAATTTAGTATTTACTTATACAGGAGAAAATGTAGACTATAAGACAACTGTAGAGGAGTTATCTTTAGATAAGGAGACTTTTATTGTAAATAAAGCTAAGACAATTAATATAAAAGAAGATAGACTATTATTAGGAAATATAGACAATAAGAAAAATGACTTTTTCAGGTTACAAAATTTAGCTTCTAAAATAAAAGTTGACTGCCTTGTTAAAGAGGTTACCTCTAATACAATGTCAGAACACAACCCTAAAAATCCCTATGCTAATATTAATGGGGTTGGCTTTAAGCCAGGTGAAATATATTCTATAGGTATAGTATATGTTTTTGAAGATGGTACAGAATCTCCGGTATTTCATATACCTGGTCGTATAGAAGGTCAAAATGTATTAGATGAAGAGTATACAGGAAATGATTTATTCCCTATGTCAAATGATAATAGGTCTGAAAACCAAACATATTTTGTAAGAGAAAAATGTAATACTAATTTTTCTTATTGGGGTAAAGATTATGATGGCAGAAATTTAAATGAAGATACTAAAGTAAGGTTTCATAGATTTCCAACTCTAAAAGAAGTTGGAGTAGAGGATTTATTATCTATAGATGAAAGAAATAATTTAGAAAACAAGACTTTTACAACAAGAGCTTCTAAGATAGGTTTTACAGAAACAGATTGTACCAATATTGGTAAAGAAAGTAATTACAATTGTTCTAAAAAAAGTGGTAAATTTAAAGCTGAAAATGTCATATTATTTTATAAATATAAGGTTATAAAAAAAGATGGTTCAGAAGAAGTATTTGAAGAGTCTATAGATTCAAATTCTGCTTTTGAAGGTGCTAAGCAACTTGATAAAACTTTTTACGATGAAGAGAGAATACAGTTATCTAAAGCTGTGAAAACAGTAAGATTAGGTGGTAAGTTTAAACAAATAACAGAGACTAGAGATAATGGAAATACAACACTTTCAAATCAATATGAAGTATTAGAAGATTTAGGTTCATTAACAGGTACAACATCAACTACATTAGTTATGAAACCTGGTTCAGAAAAGATGCTAACAAAACAAAATTTTCAAAATTATGAGATAGATGAACAATATCAAGAAACAGAAAATTATGAAGAAGAGGAAGAGTATGAAGAAGATGATGGTTCTGGAAATAAAGTAAAAAAGAAAAGAAAAGTAACTAAAACTAGACAAGTAACTAAAACAAGAAAAGTACCTTGTATAAGAAGAATTGCTGAATATGCAGTTGGGCAAACAACTATAGAAAGAATAAAAAGATATGAAAATGAAAGAAACTTGAATATACTTTTTTATAATGCAAAAGAAGAAGATACTACAGATGTACTTTCTACAAATCCTTATGAAGAATTTTATGATGTAAAATCAAATACAAGGTTTGAAATTAATATAGGCAGTTCTTACAACAATAAAGGGGTTGATTATTATGTAAATTATTTATATATAAAATGGGGTTATGGTGAAAGATATTCTGACACTTATAGTGTAAAAAATAAAATATTAGGATTACATTTAAGTAATATAGAACTCCCAACAGAAGATATTATAGGTCAAAAATGTATAGGATACTATATACTAAAACAAGAAATAACAGAAAAGGATAAAACAGTATTAGATACTTTTGTTTTATTGCCAACAATTTGTCATGAAAATTATGTATCTAGCTCTTTGTTTAATCCTAATTTTGTAAGAAGAGGTACTGAAGATACAAAACCTAATAAAGGTTTCTCAAAAAACACCTTTAATATGATTACTATGAGAAATAAGTTTGAAGGTGTTATTTTTGAGAATTTTACAGATATTGTAATAGAAGGCTATTATGAAGCTGAAAGTAAAACTGAAGGTGGTTTCCTGATACAGAATGTAATGGATGGGAAAGAAGAAAATGGGAATAAAGAATCAGGATATACAGAGGATAATGATGGTATTGATTTAAAGAATGTAATAGCTGATACTAAAGTAAAATATTTTAAGAGTAATAATAAAACATCATACAGAAAAGATGATGTGAAATTTCAATATCTAAAGCCTTACTCTTTTGAATATAATACTGAAAACAATATTTATCAGTGTAATTTAGATTTGTTGAATGCTTCTTTAATGGCTACATTCAAAGCAAATTTAGATTCTGATTATACAAATGATTTATTAAATCCTAATAGACCATATAGGTATCCTTTTGGTTATATCTATAATAGACATAAGACTTATTATGAAAATTATAGGTCTGCTAAATATAATAAATTATCAACACAAATATCAAACAGTAATACTTTTGATAGTTTTAATGGGGATTGTTATACTGGAGGTTATAGACATACATCTTTATCTTATTTAAAAACTACAGAGAGAACACATGCTCAGAAAGGTAGTGGATTAGGCTTATTAAAAATATTAGCTGGAGTTGTTTTAATAGCAGCTTCTATAGTTTCTTTTGGAGCTACAGGTATAATAGGTGTTGGACTATTAGTAGCTGGAGCTGGTTCAATTGTAATAGGTGTAAAAGGTGTAATAGACCAAGAAAAATTCAAGGAACTCTCTGGAGAACATTATGAAAAAGGTCTTAAAAGAACTTTTTTTGATAACCTATTTTATAGGTCTTTTTATAATAATGTAGAAATTGACCCATCACCCTCTATTTTTCAAAGAATATTTTCAGCTAGTGCTACAACAGGTCAGTTACCTTTCCAAGATAATTCTATATTATATTATTCCCAAGTCATAGGTGATTTTGTATTTCAATCTGATATTAACTTTATACTTAGAGTAGAAAGTGAAACACAAAAAAATGACTATTTAAGACCTTATTCTGAACACATGCCTGATAGAGCAAGGAATACAGTATTTCATAGGTATAATGCTGATGAGAGTAGAGCTGGTAGTCCAAACTATGATTCAATAAATAATGCTATGTACAAAAGTGGAAGTTCATGGAAAATTGGAAATACTGAATTTTCTACTATGTATCAACACAAAGATATAGGTGTTCCTATTGATAATGATGTTTATAGATATTTTTTAAACAAATTGTGTAAAGTAAATCCAGAAAGACATGCCTCTGGAGATAGAGAGATAGGAGGTTATGAGTACAAAATGCCTGATAGTATATTTTATATAGCAAATAAAGATTACTTTAAAGTTGATGATATAAAAGGATATTATCCTATACCATTTGAATATTCAATGTGTTCTGAATGTAGAGAAACTTTCCCTCAAAGATTTATTTGGAGTGAAAAGGATTTTGCAGAGAGTTTGACAGATAATTTTACTAAATGGCTACCTAATAATTATAAGGATATATCTGGAGAATATGGTGATATAGTAAATATATTTGTATTCAATAACATATTATATATTCATACTACAGAGGGTCTTTGGATGCAACCTACTAATTATCAAGAAAGAATTACTAATGGAGTAGTATCTTATATAGGTACAGGAGAGTTTGGTTCATTACCTGCTCAACTAGTAATAGATGATAAAAGTGGTAATTCTGCTGGAATACAGCATAGGGAAGCTTTTGTATTAACTCCTTATGGTTATTTCTTTGTAAATGAAAGAGAACAAAAAATATATAAGTTTGATGGGAAATTGACTCCTATAAGTTCTGTTGGTATAAGTAAGTGGCTTAATGAAAACATAACAATTAATATAGATAAGATTTATAGAGGTTTAACAGGAGAGGAATACTTATATAGAGATAACCCTTCTAATAAATATGGTACGGGTTTTATACTTACTTATGATACAGAAAAAGAAAGAATACTTGTAACTAAAAGGGATTTCAATTTTGTGAATGAATCTTTAATAGAAAAAGATTCAATGATTGTTATTAGTAAGGGTGAGGTTTATAAAATAAAGGATTTTAAACTTATAAAAGGGTCATTAGGGAATGAGTTAGTAACTGACTATAAGAAAAAAATTATGCAGGAAATGCTATATACTTATACTAATGGTTCTCCAATATCTAATGATGTTATAATACCAAATGAAAAAGTTTTTGAGTATGTAGGGGTAAGAAATAAAAGACTTGTTTTTCAAACCTTTATTGAAAAAGATAAGGAAACTATTAAAGTATATGGTTTTATAAAGGCTGTTCTTATAAATGAAACTGATACAACTAATTTATCTTGGACTTTAAGTTATTCTTTAAAGAATAATAGTTGGACTTCTTTTCACAGTTATCTACCAAATTTTTATGCAAGAATGAATGATAGTATATTTTCTTATAGCTTAGAACAAGATTCTAAAAACGGGCTTTATATCCATTCAGAAAAAGGTTTCTATCAGACATTTTATACTAAGGAATACCCTTATATAGTTGAGTATGTTAGTAATAACAACCCTTTAGTCACAAAAATATTTAATCATTTGAGATTTATTACAGAAGCTTATAAATACGATGAAAACAGTAAATCTTTTTATGAGGAAAGATATGTTACTTTTAACAAAGTATTGTTTAGCAACACAAGACAATGTAGTGGTGTACTAGATTTATTTGTAAAAAATACTTCTCAAGAGGAGAACTATCTTATAGAACAAGTTAAGAACTTAAATAATGGAACTATAATATTAGATAGAAATGAAAAAGATTGGTTATTAAATGATATAAGAGATTATGTTATTAAATATGATATACCAATATTTAATGAGAATAGGAAGAGTTTTATAGGTGAAAAAGAGTTTATAGATAAAAAACTAAATGATGGAGTTATCTCATTAAATAAAAATTGGTATGACCTTGAAAGTTTCAGAGATAAATTTTTGGTAGTAAGATTAATTTTTGATACTTTTGCAAATGAAAATAAACATACTAAATTGGTATTAAATATTTCAAATGAACACAGTAATATAAGTCAGTATTAAAGTTTACACAACTAAATAAAGATACTATGAAAAGAAAACAAAAAAGAGCCTATGGGGGTACACCAATAGGTATATCAGACCCAAGTGAAGCAATAGTTAGAGGTAATATATCAAATGTTAAAAGAAAACATGAAATAGAAAGTTCTAATGAATGGATGGATATTCTTGGTAATACAATGTTTAATACAGGTATGTCAATGATTGGGAATGGTTTAAGTGATATGTCTAATAAAGAAAGTGTAAATACTTTTTCTGAAATAACAAACACTTCAAATGTAAATCCAGCTTCATTTTCATCAGGTGTAAGTAAATATAATTTACCAGAAATAAATAGTAATATAAACTTTACAACACCTGATAGTCTAACAACAAGAAAAGGTTTTACAGTAGATTATGGTAATAACCCTTTTGCATCACCTGTAAAATTACAAAATGTACCTACTTTTCCAACAGGAGGTACTATTAAAAGGGCTGGTTCAAAACAAAGAGTTAATATGACACCTGAAGAATATGCTAATAGCCAGAAACAATTAGATGATTCTTTAGGTGGTACTTATGACAATTATCACCCTATTGAAAGTGAAACAACAAAGGATTATTATACACCTTATGATAAAGTAAAACCTTCATTGAAATTTAGTGGTAGGTATACTACTCAAGATTTAGGTAGTGGTAAAGTTGCTATTATAGGTACTGACCCTATTTTTAATAATAGAAATAATTATCAGTTATTGTATGATGATGTAGTAGCTCAAAATAAAGGCTCTAACTTAGTTTTTGACCCTGATTTATCTTTTGGAGCTACAAGACAGTATTTTGCTAATCAATCTGTAGCTAATCATCAAAGAAGTTTTGGAGGTACTATTGCTAAAGGTTTAGGGTATGCAATGGAAGCATTACCCTATGTACAATCTTTAATGCCAATAATAGATTCTTTTTCTGATAATCCAAAAGACCCTTATAATGATTATTATAAAAAAGATACAAATCCAATGAGATTTGCTACAGGAGGTGATATACCTATTGAAGCAGAAGGACAAGAAATAGTACAAGAACCTAATGGTGAAATGTATGAATTGCAAGGTCCTTCTCATGAACAAGGAGGTATAGATATGAATGTACCTGAAGGAAGTCAGATATACTCTAAAAGGTTACAAGGAGCTGATGGTAAAACTATGGCAGAGAGAAAAGCCTTTAGAGAGAAAAGATTAGCTAAATTAGAAGCACTTGTAAAAAGAAACCCTAATGATAAAATATTAAGGAGAACTTTTGAAAAGACTCAAAAAGACTTTGCAAAGCAAGAACAAGAAGACATGGCATATATGAATTATATGCACCAATCTCAGCAAATGCAACAAGGTCAAGAAGAAATTTTAGACCCTATGCAAGGTGCTTTAGAGCAAGAAGATATGTTTGCTATGGGAGGTCCAGCTAAAGTAAGACCTATAAAGTATAAAAGTAAATTATATAATCCAAGAGGAGAATACAGAGTAACTGATGATATAGAGAACCCTGGATTTGCTATAAATCCTCCAAAAATGCCAAAACTTGTAAATGGTATGCCAGAGAATTTTAGCCCTGAGCAACCTATAAATACTGACTATGAAGCTTATTATGATGAAAATGGAGATGTTAGATATAGATACTTAAAAAATTCAGTACCATCTACAGCAACACCAGGTATAGTAGAACAAACAGTATCTACTACTAATAATAATACTAATAAAGCTGGTAAAAATAATAATAGTGATGATGAATCCTTTTGGAGTAAAGCCTATGATTCTTTACCTACTTTAGGGGATGCTATAAATCTTTATGGTAAATATAGAGCTGCTTATGACCCAGCTGACATGACATTAGCTAATAGAGCAGGAGATACACCAAATATTAATCCTTATGAGAACTATGGTGTTAGAGGTCTAAACAAAATGGAAGATGTAAAAAACAACCTAAAGAATAACTTAGACCAAGCTGTACTTAATAATCAAAAGAATACTAATCTCTATAAGGCTAATGCTGCAAGTAATGCTCGTAGTATAAATACTATGAGAGCTATGAATTTAGCTTCTGAAGCTCAACAATTAGCTGCTGATAATGCTGCTTATATGCAATATGCTCAACAAGTAGCTGGAATAGATTCTCAGATAGCTCAAATGATGAATCAACAAGACCAAATGCAAATGTCAGGAAACTATCAAAGAGATATCGCAGATAGACAAGATAGAGATAACTTTAATGAGCAATTACAAAGGGATATTGCAACTCGTAATAGAGGTATTCAAGAAATTGGTAAAACACTTAATGATTGGAAAGAAAGAGACTTTAATTTCAATATTGTTAATGAAACTTCTAAAGACTTTAAAGTTACAAGAAGTGGTAATTTACAAGCAAAAGGTAATGAAAGTACTTGGACACCTGAGAAGAGATATTGGAATGGTAAACAACAATCTGAATATGATAATTACTTGAAGAATTATAAGACTAAAGGCTACTTTATTGAAGGAGATACAATGTATGATAAAGATGGTAAAGAGGTTGACCCTAATAATCATTATGCAGTTGTACCAGGTGGTAAAGAATTTGACTTATCAGGTAAGAAGAAAGCAGAAAAAGAACTTGAAAAGAAAAATATAGAAGCTTTCAATAGGATTACAGGAACTAACTTTAGTGATTACTTTAATGGAGTAGATGATATGATGGAAAGTAAAAAAGCTTATGATGATAATGAATGGTCTGAAGAGGGTAAGAAATATGCTAAGTATAAACAAGACCTTTTAAGTAATGAAGAAAGGTATAATAATTTCAGAAACTTTACAGGTAAGAATGGTGAGACATTTAAAAGTGCTAAGAGTATGAGAGACTATGAGTACTTAAATGGTAAAGCTACTGAAGTTCCTGAAAAGAAGAAAGATATTAGCAAGTTAATATCAGGTGCTGGAGGTAAAGAAACTAAAATAAATGGCTTGTATGAATTTAAAGTTTCAAGACCTGCTACTAAGAAAGGAGGTAAACCTACACAAGATACTATAGAAGTAGATAAAGAACTTGTTGAAAAATACCAAGAAGATTTTGAAGCTTTAAACCCTGATAGTGATAAGAGTATCTTTGATGTAAGTGACAATAAAGTTATAGAGTTCTGGAATAAACTTATGCCAGGAATTTACAAAGATAAGGATAATGTAGCTCTCAATAAGATTAAACTAAAATTTGAAACAGTAAGAAAATAATTATGGGAAGATATTATCATACAGCTGAAAGCCAATTTGTAGATGGGGTTTTTAAACCTGATTTACAATTGGCTATGAAAGCTCTTTTAAATGAGCAACAACAATATGACACTCAGAAAGCTGTTCTTGAAGAGTTTATGAATTTAAAATTTAACCATTTAAACTCTGAAGAAGAAAATGAAAATGCTCGTATAGCTAAGGAATATTATATGCAAAATGCAGATGATATTGCTAAAGCTATGATGGCTGATAAACAGAATTACCATAAATATATGGACAGAATAAAAGGTCTCAGAAGAGACCTTATTTCTGATTTTGAAGATGGTCCTATAGGTAAAATGGTAAATAACTATAATCAAGAACAAGCTTGGAAGAAAGAGAATGCAGGAATACTTAAAGAAAATCCAGCTTTATATAATGCTTTATTTAATGAAGCAAGAAAAAATTGGGGAGGTAATTCTGTAACAGGAGGTGTATGGCAGCAAGAAAATGGTTTTAAAGCTTTTGACCAACAAGCTATAGAGAATAATATTCAGAAAATGGAATCTGATATTAAAAAGAACTCTAGACAAACTTCTAATGGTACTTGGATTTATGATGATGGATATGAAGTAAAAGAACTTACAGAACAAGATATTAGAAACTATGCTGTAAATAAAGTCCTCTCTGACCCTTCTGCTATGGCTTATTTTAAACAATCAGACAGGTTAGGTCTTAGTAATTATCTCAATCCTGATGGTTCATTAAATGAGAATGGAACACTTTCTAATTGGTTAGATGCAATTAGGTCTTATGCTTATAGAAAAGAAGATACTTGGCATAAGATGAAAGCTGACCCTTATGGATTAAAGAGTTATGGCTATGAGCTTCAATGGCAGAACAAGAAAAAAGAGATGGATTATAAGAATCAGCTTGAAACACCTATTATAGCTGTTAAAAAATCCTCCGATGCTTTACATGGTACACCAGAACAATATCAAGATAAGGTTAAAGGTACAATGACTAAAATAGCAGAGTATAATAAAATACTTGCTCAATATGGTGGTGATGAAAAGAAAATACCAAAAGAACTTTTAAGAAACTTAAAGCCCACAGAAGAAGATAGAGAAATAGAAAGAGTTTGGAATAAACAAGTTAATAAAAACATCTATGATGCAGTTGAGTCTGGAGCTATTTCTAAAAACTTCTTTGAAAAATACGGAGTGAATGTTGATAGAATTAAAGACCTCATGAACAAGGATAATATTTCAGATAAAGAAATAAAAGAGCTTGAAAATAGCTTGAGTAACATGAGAAAAGTTTTTGATACAAGTTATAAAGATGAACTAAAAGAAAACAAGTATAAAAATCAACAAAGTGTATTTTTTGTAGATGGTAAATATAGAAAAGTATTTCAAGACCAAGTTTTAGAAAAAGATTACACAGGTATAGGTGGTGGATTTGTATATAAACCTGTGAAATATTATATAGATGAATCTGGTAAAAGAATTAATATAGATGATTCAAAATTGTATAGACCTGAAGATTTATCTAATAAAATTTATTCATCTGCAAAGGAACAGATGGCTCAAAACTATAAAAACCAAAACAGAGCTATTACAACTTTTACAGTACCTATAGATTGGAAAGATAAAAAACTCTCTGAACTTAAAAATGTTTTAGGTAGTAATACTAATGCTCTACAAGATTTTGTAGGAGGTAAAGTAAGACAACAAAATGGTAGAGATATTCTAAGTAGTGGAAAACAAGGTGAGATAGAAAGATTTTGGTTTTGGGATACTAATTTTAATTCTTTTGTTGAAGCTGCTAAAGCTGTAATGAAAAATGGAGATGCTAAAGATATATTTGACCCTAATTTCTTTTCTTGGGAATATGTACCTGGTACAAATGGACAAGAATATCAAGTTACTATAGCAAGTAATGAAAGTGTAAAAGGCAATGTAGATAATGGTAGAACTTCTTTTAGAATCAGAGCTAAAGGTATATCTTCAAATATAGACCAAGAATACTCAAAACAATACTATAGAACTGATTTACCTGAAGAGGATAAGCAAGCTTTACTGAAACAAAATCCTTTTAGACAAAACTTCTTAGCTAAGGGTATTGAAAATTTTGGAGAAACATCTGATATAGGATATGGTAAATCTACTGTGGATTATTCAAATGTATTGCCAGGTTTTAAAACTGATATAATTAAACAAAGAAGTAAAGATGAAGGTGGTGTATATCATGATTATTATGTGATAAAACCTAATTTTTCTAATGAAAGCTTAAACAATCAAGCAAGACAGGTTTTTGGTGATGGTTATGCTGTAACTAATCAACAAGAAGCAGAAGAAATATTTGGTCTTTTTTATGATGGTATAGTAAATAGAGACCAATCAAGTTTAAATGTTTTAATGAATAAAAAATAATATGGAAAAACCAAGTAACAATGATAAAAAAGTAGCTTTAAATTCCTTATTTAATGCTATTGATAGAACTGTACAAGAAGATAGTAGAAAAAGAGTTGGTGGTCATAAAACAGTTAGAGACCTTGAAAAAACTTTAGGTATAAAAGCCAACTCTACATCTACTTATAATGACCAAATGTCAGAAGTAAAAAGACTTGTTGGTGCTGATGCTTTTGTAGATACAGGAGTAGATTATACACAAAATCTTGCAGCTAACCAATCAGACTCTGAAGCTTTTACAAGAGGTGCTGCAATGCTTGGTAAAGGATTTGTTTCTGGAGCTTTACAAAGCTTTGCTTCATGGGATTTTGGTTCTATAAGAGATATGGCTACAGGAGATACCTCAAAGGAATTTGGAAATGCTCTTACTGAATCTTCTTTAGCTAAATGGGCTAAAGACATGACAGGATTAGAAATATACCAAAATGGAGATGATTTTGGTTCTTCTAAATATTGGGCAAGATTTATAGGGCAACAAGGATTTACTCTTGGTATTATGGCTGAAATGGCTTTAGAACAAGGTATATTAGCTTATGTTACAGGAGGTGCAGGAAATGTTGCTGGTGCTGCTTCTAAGTTAAGATTGATATATAATTTGCTTACAGGAGTTAATGGTCTTTATAGAGGGGTTAGGGAAGCTTGGATGAATGGTTTAGAAACACAAGAGAATACATATAATAAGTATATACAATTAGGATTTGACAAAGAAACAGCTAAAAAAAGAGCTTCTGAAGCAGCTGCTATAGGTTTTAGAATGGAAGTAGGTCCTACAATGCTTCTTAATGGTATACAATCAATGGCTACTTTTGGTAGATTTGCTTCTAAAGGTTTAAATAAAGCTTTAGAAGAAAGCATGGATTTTGGTGTATCTAGTGCTGTAGGTAAGCTAGGAAGTATATTTGAAAAATCAAGTAATAAATTTGTAAGAAATGTGGGAATGCTTTTTACAGATTCAGTTTCAGAAGGTGTAGAAGAAGGTTATCAAACTTGGGCTGGTAATTATGCTCAAGATGAATTACAAAAAAGACATCTTGGTTTTGGTACGGATGAACCTTTTTGGAATGAAGAGATGAGAGACTCTATTTTAATGGGTGCTTTATCTGGTGGTATGATGGCTGGATTTGGTAAAGCTGTACAAAAATTTGGTGATTGGTATAGTGGAAGAAGTAAAGCTATTAATGAAGCTACAGAAGCTTTCATGAAAGATGTTACAAGTAATTCTGTAATAGCTATAAAAGAACTTAATGATGCTTCTTTGGCTTATCAAAAAGCATTTGAGGATTACAATAAAGATAAGACTAAAGATAACAGAAAAGCTATGAATGAAGCTAAGAAAAATCTCATCATAGCTCAAGAAAAACAAGGTACAGCTCAAGTATTAGAAGCTATGGAGCTGGACAACTTAAAAGGTAATGAAAATAATGAGGTATTTAATGCCCATATAGAACAGATAGACAATGCTATAAAAGCACTACAATCTAATGATACTGATAAATTAAAAGGTCTTGGATTTATAGATGAAAATGGTCAATCTGTAACAGGTCTTACTAATGCTGAAATGATAAAAATGTTACAATCTGATAAAGATAAAGCATTAAGAACTAAGAAAAGATTTGAAGACCATTATCAACATACTACTACAGACTTAGGTACTATTAAAAAATTAGTAACTATTGAAACTAAGATAGATGCCTTTGAAGAAATGAAAAAAGAAGTTGAAGGTAAGATTGGTAACTATAGAAATGGTAATCAAATTTACTCTCAACTTTCTGAAGATGGTAAAGAACTTTATGACCTTTATTTGAGAAAGAATGCTCTTGAAGGTCTTAAAGAGAGAGGAGGTATATCTAAAAATCAAGAAGTAGAACTTGATACTATAAATCATAAATTACAATCTATAGCAGATGCCAATGGTAAGAAAAATGTAAATGATTTATACTCTGTTCAAGATGCAAATATTTTGAGGAGAGATATGATAGGTATACAGGCTCAACAAGAGAACTATATAGAACATTATGCCTATGAGACTGAAATAGATAAGTTATATGAAAGTCTTGAGCATAATAGCAAGCAAGATGTCATAAAACAAAATATTAAGGAGAGAAGAAAAGCTCAAAGAGAAGCTGCTAAAGCTGTAAGAGATTTTAATAAACTTGAGAGAGAACAAGAAAAAGAAAGAAAAAGATTAGAAAAAGAAAAAGCTAAAGCTAAGAATAAGGAAGAAAAGGATAAAGCTCAGAAAGAAATAGATGAATTAACTAAGGAACAAAAAGAAACTCAAGAGAAAAAAGATAAAGCTCAGAAAATAGAGTCTATAGAAAATGAGACAGGTAATAAGGCTTATGATAAAGAGAAAGAAGAGATAATAAATAATGGAAACTTTATATATGCAGAGGAGGATGCTGCATATAAATTTGATTTTGAAGAAGGAATTGTACCAGAAGAACCTACTAAAGAACCTACTGAAACTACAGACAATGCAGTAGAAGAAGCTATGAGTTTAAAAGAACTTATAGCTAAAGGGTTAATAAAATTAGGAGTACCTGCACCAGCTGATGTATCCCCTTTTGATGAAAATGAAGGTATGGATATTGATGTTAATGATGAAGACTTTACTTTTACCACTATAGATGATTCTGAACCTGTAGTAAATACTGAACCTCTTGAGACTGTAGACTTTGATGCTAACTCTAATCTTGAAGGTGATTTTGAAAGCATGAGAGAAAAAGCTATAGAACTTGTAGCAAAAATACTTGAAGAATTAGGTCTTGAAGAGCCTGACTTTGAAGCTTTCATAAAGTATTTTATAGATAGAAAAGGTAAAAAAATTACTGATGAAGCATTCCCTGGATTAGTTAAATTGTGGGAACTTGCTGGATATAGTCTTGATAATGTAAACTCTGTATATGATAAATTCTTTAATACAGCTTCTGTTGCAACTGATTTAGCTTTTGAGCTTATGAATAATGGAACTCTTGTTAATAAATTTAATGAGGGTTCTGAAGCTACTGTTATAGCAAGTCAAGCTCCTGTAATAGCTACAAAAGGTAATAAAGTAATTAGAGATGATAGGGGAGCTGGATTTGAAGTTATAGAAGATACAGCTACAGAAAATCCTAATCCTAAAGCAGCTCACTTAGGAGTAAAGTATGAAACAGTAACTCTACCTAATGGAGTTAAAGCTAAAAGGTATTCTGAAGTAGAGCTTAATAATGACCCTTTTATAGATAACCACCTTGTACTTGATAAAGACTTTTTAACTCCTGGAAGAGTTCTTGAAGTTAGAGTAGCTGAAGATGCTTTAGTTACTATATGGGATAAAGATTCAAATGGTAATAAGGTAAAGAAAACTGTAAAATTTAAAGACTTAGGATTACAACCAGGTACTCCAGAATATAATGCTAAAGTTCCTATAGTAGCTTACTATGGGGATAAACCTGTGTTTTTCTTACATGACCATGAATGGTATAATAGAACTAATATCTCTAATAGACATGGTATGCAGGACCAAATCATTAGAGATGGTTCTAAAATGATTAATGAGGTAAGAAGACAAATATTAGAGGGAGGTAAAACTCATATTAAAATTACAGACAACCTTTTTGGTAACATGCTAAATCTAAGTAATGCTGTAAAAGAAAAAGACCAACAACCTATTACTTTAAATGAAGCTTCTAAAGGTTCTCAAATAGTAATTGCTAAAACAAGTAATACTATAGAATCTGGAGGTAATAAGGTATCTACAGCAGACTTAGTAAATAATTTTGAGAAAAACCCTTTAATTCCAGGTGCTGCCTATGAGATAAGAGAAATAGGTAATGGTAAAAAAATATTACTTTCTGTAGCTTCTAACAGAACAGGAGAACTTGACAGTATGCCTGATATAGGGTATAATACAGTTAAGTTCGGGATTCTTGCTGCCTTTTATTTACTTAATAAAAATGATAGTAGGTTTAATGGTACTATTCAAGGTATTACTAAAAATAGAACAGTACCATCTACTATACTAATAAAAAATGCTGATGGTACAGTTGAAGAAAAAGTAGTGACTGTGAAGCAAAAGCTTGAAAGTATGGGTATGACTGAAGATAAGGCTAAAGAAATAGCTAAAGCCATACACACTACTTATGGTATAGATATTTTAGAAGATGCCCATCTTTTATTTGAACTTTTTACTACTACAGCAACAGGAGAGAACAGTAAAAAACAATTCTTTGAAAATGCTACAAATCCTGATAATAAACAGAAAGTAACATTATTACCTAAGAAAAATTCTGAAGGTAGAATATCAGTTAATTATCATGTAAAAGGTTATAGTTCTGGTGCTGTAACAATGCAGGGTGAAAATTTAAATGCTGTTGAAATGAAACTTAATGTAAAACCTGATGACCAAAAAGGTTTTGTAAGTTTCTTTAATTTCATGAAAGCTTTATTTGAGCCATCTAATGATGAGAAAGCTAAAGGTGTTACTAAAGGAGCTTTTTCTTACAATAATTTTATGCCTAATAATAAACAATTAGGTAGGAAAACTCCTCTTGTTAATATAACTAATAATGGTGAGATTACTTCTTACCAATCAAGTAATGGAAATGGTACTTATGTAGATTTTGCTAAAGACACTCTTAGAACAAACATTAAATCATTTGAAATAGAAGGGGCTGATGGTAATAAAAAGAGTGTATTAGATATACAACCTATGATTTATTATGAGGTAGTAAATGGTGAAGTTACAGCACCTAATGCAACTCCTACACCTAATGTAACCCCTATTACTCCTACTGTAACACCCCCAAAACAGGAAGTTAATGTTAGTCAAGTAGTAACTGCTGCTAAACAAGAAGGTGTGCAATCTGATTTTGCTAAAAGAAAAGCTGAAGCTTTAAAAGCAGTTGAAGATATGAAAAGCCTTATAGATACTGAGGTAGCTGGTGTTATGTTTACTCAAGAAATTTATGAGCAAGCTTTAGCTGCTGTACATGCTGAGTTTAATGAAGACCACAATGCTTCTGTGTCTATAACTATGAACCAGTATCATTTAATTCAATCTACTAAGAATAATAGAATTGATGGTATTTCTATATTAGAAGAAAATGAGTTACTTAATACTTTATTTTATAGCACTTTAGAGGGTGTAGATTTAAATAAACATGAGGTTTCTCTAAGCAGCATACAAAAATCTCTTTATAATAGCCTACAGATAATTGAAAATACAATAAAACAATCTGAAACTATGGCTATGATAAACCCTGTATTAGCTCCTATAATGAATAAAAGGGCTGAGAAATTAAGAGCCATACTTAACCAAAAAGAAAAACTTATAGGTAAAGATGGTTCTCTAATGATAATGCTTAATAGGTTTTTTGGGGAAGAAATAGAATTTAATGAAGAAGCTCTTGAAGATAGTGATGAAAGTATTATATCTATACAAGATGGAGATGGTACAGAAAAGAACTATTCTGAATCCTCTTTAGAGAAAAATGTAAAGATAACTTTTAGTAGCAGTCTTAAAATCCTTTTAGCTCGTGTAAAAGCTAAGAACAATCAAGGAAGTAATAAACTTAATTCACTACAATTACCTATGTTTGAAGATATGGACAATGTAGTTATGACTTTACAAGAAGTATTAGTTAAAGGTAATTCTGACTTTGATTTTGTATTACAAGAATTAAAAAATAGAGGTAAATCTACAAGACCTAATGCTCAAGTATATGCTGAGTTACATAGGTTATTTGCTGATGCTCCAAAACATATACAAAATGAAATTTTGTATAAGATGACAAGTGATGTTCTTAATATGTACATGATTCTTATGCAAGATGGGGCTTATAATAACCATACTAAACTTGCTATGCAAAATGCTAATAGTTCAGCTTCTGATATTAGACTTGTAAGAGAGTGGAAAAATAACTTTCTAAACTCTGAGCTATTCTTTGAAAAAGATGGTGAGAAGTATTATAATATGGAAAGAGTTTATCTTTTGAATAAAGAGATAAATAATTTAAGGAATGGCTATAAGGAATTATTAGCTGATAGTCCAGAACATGTAGAGAAACTAAACAGTGTATTAAAGAAATTAGGTATAAACCTTTCTGAAAATACAATAAAGGAACTTTTAGCTACAGAAGGTAATAATCTATTAAGTAATGTTGGCTCTTTAAGCCACATACAAGGAGTACTAAGTAAAGTAAACAGCTTCTATCAAACTGAAAGAGTAGACCCTAAAACAGGTGAGAAAGTACATATAAACCCTAAATACACTGATGAAGGTTTATCTCTTTATGATGTAGAAGCTACAAATATAAGAAATAATTATGCTAACTTAGAGATTGATTTAAATGGTTCTACTATAGAAAAATCTTATAGAGTAGCAGGAAAGACTATTCAAGGTACTGTACAAAAGATGATGGCTTATGATGCAGTATTTGAACTTAAAGATAGTAGTAATCCTAAAGCGGAGCAATTATTACAAGTACCCTATTCTTCAAGAAACTATATGCTTAGAATGATGGTTCCTGAAGATAGTAAAAATGCAGATGCTGTGAGTAGAGCTGAAAGCATGAGAAATATGTTTGATATAGGATTTGTATCTCTTGAAGCTATTAAAGAGAGACATAAGAAAACATTTGGTAGTAGAAAAATCACTGATATTCCAGATACTGATAATGTATTAGCTCAGCTTGGTTTCTTCCAAAATACAGTAAAAAAATTATCTCACAAGGTACCTGGTTATGAGAATTTATCTTTTAGGTTAGCTAAAGTAATGAACCCTACTTTATCAGATAAAAATCAGATGTTACTCTATGACATGGCTGTTGTAGATGTGACTAACTCTGTATTGTCTAATACTTTTACTGATAATGGTAACAAATATAATATAGGAGAAGATTTATTAAACTTCCTTACAGACCAAATATTTGAATCAGAGCTTGATAGAATCATTAGTTCCTTTAAAGAAAAAACTAACATAAAGAAGTATGATAAAGCAGCTCAATTCTTTTTAGCTTTCCCTGGTTTTAATACTTTAGAACTTACTATGGAGGATGGTACTAAGATGTCCCTTATAGAGTTCTTACATATAAATAAAGGATTAGCAAAAGGTGAAGAAAATATAGCTATAAAAAGACCAGCTATAAGAGAAGCTGCAAAACAATACTTAGCAGACCTTGTAAAAGAGAAGGTTAAGGATAAAGTAAATTTTGAAAATAATACAGGAGAATGGTTTGATAATAACTTTATTAGTTTTGATGAGAAAGGAGTAAATTTTGAGAATAATTTCCTTGATGATTCATACCTTGCATCTAAAGTAAAAGGTTCTCCTGAAAAAAGTGTTGAGGTAGCAGCTTATGATTTTGTCATAAACAATATGTTAGCTCAGAATAATGTTTATCAAATGATAGCTGGAGATACAGCTTTATATTCTGAAAACCCTTCAAAATTTGCAGATAAGAAAGAGCCTAAAAACATAAGTAAGATTGATTTTGTAGGACTTGCTAAGAAAACTGCTGAAAATATAGATAAGCGTATGGCAATGTTAATAGCTCCAGGAAATAAATTAGCTAATAGTTTGCATGAGAAATATCTTCAAATTATGGTTAATGACCCTGTAACTATTACAAGTACTTCAAGACAACTCATAAAGCAATACTATGGTGAGGTTACAAAAGAAAATGAACAGGCTATAGCAGCTATTGAAGAGTTTGAAGAAAAAGCTGAAAAAGCAAGAGGAGTATATCTTGATGAGCTAAGAAATGATTACAGTAAAAGGTATGTAAAAATCAATGATAAATTTGTATCAGTTGATAGTGATGGTGAAATACACTACTCAGACTCAATAGAAGCAGCAGAATCTTTAGGAAAAGTACTTAAAGGTGTTGATGGTTACCAAACATTTTTAAAGGAAAATAATAAGGAAATAGGAGATTATTTTGATATAGAGGGTACAGATGCACAGGAGCTTACTACATGGCAGGAACACTTAGATATATTACTAAGACAAGGAAGGCTTACTGAAGAAGAAAGAAATGATATAAAAGCAGTATATGACAAGCTTTCTAAAGGTGAGACCTTAGATTTTAAGGAACTTAAAGTAGTAATGCAACCTATAAAACCTGTGTATGCAGGAGGTACTATAGTTAGAAATGATAAGAATGAACCTATATTAAATAAGGTTACTTACATTAAGTCATCTTCTTTCCCATTATTACCACAACTTACAGCAGGTCTAAAGATAGATGCTGTAAGAAAACACATGGAAAAATTACAAGAACACCATAAAGGTAATAGGAAAGTAAGACTTTCATTCCAAACAGCAAATAAAGTAGGTTCTATTGATTCTACACTATCTATACATGACCTTTATAATAAGACTTTTGATGAGCTATTTAATAAGAGTACTTTACTTAATGATAATACTTTAGAGCTTGAAAGGAAACACTTTAAAATACAGCAGGATACTCCTTATAAGACAGATAAAAACATGGCTAAAGGTAAAGATGATTCTATTATTATGGGTTCTCAGATGTGGAAGATAATCTTAGGTAATGGTATCAATAAAATAGAAGAAGCTATATTTCCTAATACTTTTGACTCTGCTATCATTAATGAATATAATTCTCAAGTAGCTGAGAAAGATAGGATAGTTATAAATAGTACTAAGAGTAATCTTACAGGTAAAGACCTTGATAAAATAAAGAGTTATGTAGAGAATAAGTACATAAGGAATGAGAAAGATAAACTCTATAGACAATTAGGTTTAGACCCTGATACTAATAGACCAAAAGATGAAGCAAAGTTCATGAAAACTTTGCAAGAACTTCTTATATCTGAAGCTAAGAGTAGAAATTATACTGATGGCCTTTTAGATGGCTTAGAAGTATTTGAAGATTTAGAAAAGATAGATTTTAATATCCCTTTATGGTTATCATCAGGAAGTAATAAATTTGAAGCTTTACTTCAAGCTATCATATCTAACAGATTGATTGTATTGAAGTTACCTGGAAACTCTCACTATACTTCCTCTTCTGAAGGATTTAGTTTCAGAAAAGAAGATGTAGTGTCTTTAGACTCTATTAATGAGAATAAGAAATCTGGAATAGTATGGTTAGACCCTAATCATACAGGAGAGTTAAGAGCTACTACTAATGAGAATGGAACTTTAAAAGAAGCTGAAGTGCTAATTCAAAGTAAGTTTAGAATTACTAAAGAAGATGGTACTACAGAGCTTATAGATTTAACTAAATCTCCTTATAGTGAAGAAGATAAAACAACAGGTAAAAAGGTATTAAATAAAGAAATGATAGACCAAGCATTACTCTCTATGTTTTCTTTCCGTATACCTACTTCATCACACCAATCAGGAGCTATACTTAAAGTAGTAGGTTTCTTACCTGAAGCAAGTGGAGATTTAATTGTGGTACCTAAAGAACATACAAAACAGATTGGAGAAGATTATGATATTGACAAGAGAAATATTTATAAGTCTAATTATGTAGTAAAAGAAGATGGTAAGATAGAGAAACTTACTTATGCTAATTCAGGTCTTGAAAAACAAAAAGAACTCAAGGCTCAAATACCAATTTTAAAACAGAAGATAAAGGAAGCTACTCTAAGAAATATAGAATTATATGAGAATATTCAACAACTTGATGAAATAGATGACAGCAATGAGAATATCTTGGCTGATATTTTAAGAGGAGACAACTCTTATACTTCTGAAGAACAAAAAGAGCTTTCAAAATTACTTAAATTAAGTAAAGAAGAGAAAACAGCTTTACAAGCAGATTTAGGAGGTATTATTAAAGAACTAAGAGAAACACTCATCTCTTATAAACAAGAGAATAATATAGAAAAGAAACTCCTTGAAAATGCTATGATTGATGTTTATAAGTCTGTATATCTAACTACTAATGATAAAGTACAAAAGAAGATAAATAAAGTTTTGTCTTTTGAAGTAGCTGGAGAAACTGCTAAACTTATAGACAAGAAACTAAACTCAATGGAAAGTACTAAGTACTTTACTATATATGATGATTCTTATCAAAGGAAACTCATGAGATTAGGTTCTACAGGTAAATTAGGTATCTCTGTACACAGTAATACTGTAACTTTCTTATCTCAAATACAAAGGTTAGATAAACCTATTATAGTTAAGAGAACTGTTTATGATGAAAAAGGTAAATCCAGACTTGTAAACAGTGAAATGGAACTTGATGGTTTACCTTCTGATGGTACTTTAGGAGGATTTAATAATGAGTTCAAAACCCTTGATGGTATGAGACTTATCTCTGATGTAGTTGGAGAGAATCAAAACTCTGCTACAGATAACGTGAAAGCACAAATCATGGGTAAGAGAAATGAAAATGCTTATACTATTAATGTACTTACAATGCTTAATCTTAGAGGTTATGACATGACTAAGAATCCTGTAACATTAGATAATGGTAAAAAGCAACATTTACAGCTTACTTCTTTATTCTTATCTCAACCTATTCTTAGAAGATATGTGGAGTTACAAGAAAAGTATAAATCCCTTACTTCTGGATATGTAAAAGATAAAGAAAATGAAATTATAAGACAACTTATAAGAGAGTTTGATATTATAATTCCTGATAGTACTTTAAATAAGTTCAATAATGAAGGTGTTATTTTTAATGATGAAGAACTCAGAATACATGAAAAACAGATAACAGGTCAAGGTTTATACAATGGTCTTATAGATAATAAGAACACTCAAAATACAATTATGCAACTTGCTGTATTACAAACATTCTTAAATCTTAAAAGAGAATCTGAAGAAATAGGTGAGTATCAAAAACTGATAAGTATGAACTCTACTAAACTTGGTATATCTTATTTCAACACCTTAGATAGAATAGAGATTTTAAGAAAATTGAATAATGAACAAAAGTTTGAAAATATCCAAAGCCTTGTAGGTGATTTTGAAGTAGTAGATTTTGACCTTCCTAATGAAGTAATTAAAGAGAGAATACGAGAACTTAAAGATGATGGTTATGTATTGTTTAATTACATTACTCCTATTGCTATAAAGCCAACAACACCAGAAGGAACTATGCTTATACACAGTTTGAAAACTTCTGAAAGTGTTTTTGATAAGTTGTATCCATATAAAAGTGCTACTGTAAAAGATATAATTGAAAAAATAACTGAGATTGCTGGTAAGACAGACCTTAGAGGTGAAGCTTTAAATGATTTGAGATATACAATAATGCAAGAGTTTAAAGAGTTCTTATATTCCTCCAAAGAAAGTGGATTATTTGAAGATACTACAGTAAAAGAAGAAAGAGAAAGATTATTCTTTGATAGAGCAGGTAATGAATCTTTAGCTTCTTTTATAAACAGACTTCAAAAAATGGATAATAACTTCTTGAAGAATAATGAGTTTATAAGAAGTTTACAAGCTGATGTAAGTCTTACAGGAGGTGTATCTACTATAAAAAACCTTTTTGAGGAAATGGATAAGTTCTCTCAAAGTAATAGGTATAGTGATTACTTGAAAATGCTTCAAGACAATGACACTATCATAGGAGAATGGAATGGTTATAAAGTAACTCCTTTCCAATTAGCTCAAGAATTAGCTACCTATGCTTACTTTGCTGACCAAGAAGGGGGTGCTACAGGATTTAGAAATAATATCAATGCTAATTACCTTAATGTTATAGGATTTTCTAAATATCTCAGAGATGTAAATAATGAAATATTTGGTACTATAGTTACTGATGCATTTTCTGATAAATTTGTAGAACAGTTCTTTCAACATAATCCTGACCAAGCTATAACACTTAGTCAAGATAAGTTGAAGAAACTTATAGGTGCAAATGATAAGTTTGAAAGCATACTTATAAATAAAGGTTCAGAAGAAGCTTATAATCTTTGGAGGAGTAAGCCTAATAAAAGCACTTATAATGATTTTATAAGTAAACTTAAAAGGTTTGAATCCCCTATTGATACAGATAATAATGAAAAGACTGCACTTAGTGACAAATATATTTCTATAAGGTATAATAGAGCTAATGGTAAGGCTTACAAACTATTTAAATTAGTAGATACTGAAATTACAGGAAGTGGTAGAGTACTTGTATATGAAGAGATAGCTGTTTTAGGTGATAATGGTTATAATGAGTATGATATGGAAGCTGTTTATAATGATGGTTCTTTAAATCCTGTTGGAGATATAGAATCTACAGAGCCTGTTATAAGTGCTAAGCCTTTAGATTTATCTGAAGTACAAGAAACTACTGTAGGAGAACTGTTAGAAGCTGTGTTCCAAGAAGAAAGTAAGCTTAAAGACTTAATGAATGATTTATTACCTTTTATAGATAAAGATGTAAAAGTAATATTCTCTGATAACTATAATGGTAAGAATGTATCTATAGCTACTTACATGTCTCAAGAAAATGTCATAGTGATTAATCCTATGATGAAGAATGATAATTTTGTCAAGAGACAACAACAATTAGCTAAGTCTGAAAATTACATACAAGAGGTAGTTCTTGAAGAGATAATACACAGCATTACTGTTAGTGAATTAAGTAAATGGGGAGTAAGACAAACCCCTGAAGGAGGAAATCCTAAAGAGTTTAATTATGTAGTAAGAGATGATGCTCCTTTATATATCAAGAAGCTCAATGATTTGTATGAATTAGCTAAATCTAAGATACCTTATGACCCAACAAACCATGCTACTTATCCTATGATGAATATTGCAGAGTTTGTAGCTGGTGTATTCTCTAATGGTAACTTCAGAGAACTCCTTGATAGTACTAAAGATGGGGGAGAAACCCTACTTGATAAATTTAGAAAGCTCTTCAAGAACTTGATTACTTATTTAACAGGTAAGAAATACTCTGATGAGGTGATGACTACTGTTATGGAATTACTCAAAGCTAAAGGTAGAAGTACAGAGTTTGTAACTACAGATAGAAGTACTAAGGAATTTAAAGACTCAGAAACTGCTGATAGAGTAAAGACTATTCTAAGACAACTTAAAGCTACAGATGTTAATTTTACTGATGAGTTATCACCATATTCTCCTAAGCAACTTAGCCAATATGCTTATAGGAAGTCATTCTCTGAGAATATAATTAATGATTTAAAAGCTGGTAAAGCTATCTTTGTAAATGAGAAGAAGGATAGAAATGAAGTTGAAAAAAGATATGTACAAGATGCTATAGACCTTGTATTAACTATACCTGGAGTAAATGACAATAATAAATATAGTGCTTTTGAGTACAAAAAAGTAAGAAATGACTTGTATATGTTGAAAATAAAAGATACTTTTGCAGAGAAACTTGCTAAATTGGATTCTGTATCTCCAGAGAATTTTGACTACACAGGGTTTAACTTGCAGCAAGCTATAAATCATATTATGAAAGATAACCCTTCATTTACAACAAGGGATTTAAAGAATAAATTAAAAGAAGTTGGTCTTATAAAAGAAGATTGCTAATGAGTACTTGTAAAGTAGAATTTAAAGGTTTTAATATTGATTCAGGTAGTTTAGATAACTACTTGAATCAATTTACCATTGATGGTAAAAGAAAAATAGATGGAGCTAAAAATACTATTAGTTACCTATTAAGTAATGCAGAAGATAATAAGTTAGGAGTACTTAAACTTGCTCTTAACTCTAATAAAGCATACATTAAAGATTTAGCTAATATGATGCTTAATACTAATAGGAAATTCTATGCTGAGGTAGAGATAAATAACAACCTTAAAGGTTTTTCTAAGTATAATGCCAATGATAATAAAATCTATATTAATGTAGATGCTATATCTCAAAGATTTTCTGAAAGTGCAGAGGAATATTTGTATGAAAGAATAGTCCATGACTTTATACAAGGGTTTGCAAATAGAGAGCTAAAAAAGGCATATTCTGATGCAAATAGAGACTCTCCTTATATGAGGAATATAATCAACTTGTTTAAAGAGTATCAGAATATTACTGATAAAAAACAATATGACTTATTTAAAGGAAGTATAGAGAAAGAACCTTTATTGGACCCAAGAAGTGAAAGAAGTCTCATAAGAGAGGGTTTTGCTGAAGGAACTTACAGAGCTATTACTAATCCTGCTGAGTTCTTATCTTATGGTTTATCAAGTACACAGTTTAGAAATACACTAAGAAAACAAAACTTATGGCAGAAGTTTGTTTCTTGGTTAAAAGACCTTTTGGGTATATCTCAAGATAATAATGACTTAGAGTACCTTTATAAAAATTTAGATGGCTATCTTAAAACTGAAGAAGAAAAACCACAAACAAGTTCTCAAAGTGGTACTAATGTAAACACAAATTCTCAAGAAAATTCTACAGAGGAATATGGAGAAGAATTTCAAGTAGACCAATTTGTATTTTCTTATAATCCTGATACAGGTAAATACTATCAGCATTTTAAATCAAAAATGGGGGAGGTAAAAGAACTCACTAATGAAAAACAGCAGAATAAAACCTTTTTAAAGTATATAGAAAAACACCCTGAACATGCTAAAATAGTAACTTATGAAAATACAGGAAATAAATATGTTTATGATAAGCAAAGAGACAAAGTAATATCTTTATCTACAGCAGATACTATAGTACAAAATGATATTGTTGATAGGGTTAAGAATCATGAAAAGTATGAGAGAGAAGAGAAAATAAATAGCCTAAAGAAGTATATATATCAACACTTAAAAGATTTTAAAGATATGTCTTTTGCAAGACTTTACAAATTAATGATAGACCAAGGTGTTGTAACTTTTGAAGATGCCCATGATTTTTCTGAAGCTTTTTTTGAAGCTCAGGAAAAAATAAACCAAGAAAAACAAAATGTAAGAGTTTATAAATCAAAAAATGAACTCCCTGAAGATGTATTAGGACATTTAAAAAATACAATAAGTGAGTACTATGATAAAAATGATAGTAAAGATGTAAATACTATTTATAGAGATTTCATGAAATCTCGTAAAGATAAAAATGGGGGATTTATTTTTGATGTTCCAGGTATAGGTAGTTTTAATATACATAACGATATATTTTCAGAAGTATTCAAAGAAGTAAAAGAAGAGAAAGAAGCTAGTAGTAAATCTAAAGAAGAAAGTAAACCTTTATATGAAAATGAGTTCTCATATAAAGGTATAACAATACCTACTAAATTTAAACTATCAGAAGAACAGGAACAAGCTCTTATAACTCTTATTGAAAATATTACAAGTGGAGATACAGAACCTATTACTTTAAGTGGCTACGCGGGTACGGGAAAATCGAGCATTATAGGATATTTAGAAGATTATCTAAAAAAGAAAAGAGGTTATAAATTCCTTTATGGCGCACCAATTCATGCTGCTACATTGTATTTAGGTTATAACACTAAGAAAATGCCTTTTACAATTGCTTCTTCTGTTGTAAAAAAGATAAGTGATACAGGAAATGTAACTTACACTACATCTGCAAAAGTTGACCAAGAATTATCAGATTATGACCAGAATATCTTTGTAGTAGATGAAGTTTCTTTAATGGATTCAACCACTATGGATAATTTCCTTTCTGTAATGGAAAGAAAAGGTGTAAAAGTTATATTTATGGGTGATAAAATGCAATTACCTGAAGTAGCATCAAAAGGAAAAATAAATTCTGAAACAAAGAATCCCATAAAAGATGTTTCTAAGGCTTTTACAGACTTTAATTTAATACAGTTAACTAAAGTACAAAGAACTAAAGATAATGCAATTTTAAGGGTTCTAACAGAAATTAGGAATAATCCTGATGGAGTATTACCTGTTATAGATAATACAGATACTTTACAATTTTTTGATAAAGATGGTAATACTAAAGGTTTTTATGGTGCTTTTAGAAGAAACTTTGAAACAGACCCTGAAGAGACTATTTATATTACTTATACTAATGAAGATGTAAAGAATTTCAATAAATCATTTAGAAATGCTTTATATGGTGAGGATGCTGAAGGTTTAATTGAAGGTGAGTCTGTAATAGGATATTCTGGTTACAATAATAAAAAAATTAGTACAAATAATTTAGCAAACAGCATAAAATATACTGTGGACAATGTTAGTTATAATGGTTCAGAAGTAGATATAACACTAAAATCAAATGCTGTACAAAAATTAGCTAATTTACATACCCCAAATAGAGAGACTGATAAAACAGTACACACTACTTATTTACAGATGTCAAGAACAGACTCTATAAATATGAAAAATCTTACAGAAGAAGATTTTGCAAAAAATAATAGTAAACTTGCTGAAATATTTAGAGATGTTTATGATTTAAAGAAAAGGGCTTTAGAAACAAATAAGTGGAAAGGTCTTAGTGAGACTATAGTTGAAATTACAGGTATACTTTCTAAGTTAGAAATTGGGGATGATTACTTTTATAATCCATATACAAATATGATGGAAAAAGAGAGTTCTATAGATTGGAGTAAACATGAGATGGCTAACTTAAAAAGAAACTTTAAAGAACTTTTTATGAGTAAAAGTATTGATTATGGTTATGGCATAACTATCCATAAAGCACAAGGAGCTACTTATAATAATGTATTCTTTAATTCTATGTCAACTGAATTTGCTAAGACAGAAATTCATGAAAATGGAATGAAAATAAGTACAGAAGGTAACTCTCTTAACTATGTAGCTATGTCAAGAGCAAGTGAGAAACTCTTTGTTCTTCACTCTAATAATATAAAAAGATTGAATAATGATGACTCTATAGAGTTATCAAAAAACTGTAGTGTATTCTAAAATAAAATAATATGTCTTGTAATAATACAACAATATTTAATAGTAATAGCAGAAATGTTATAATGAAAGGTATGTTTGAAAATGACCTTATTAATGCTCATAGGGACTTTGAAAATATATCTGCCATACAGGTTTCTGATTTAAAAGGTTTTAATTCTAGAAATCAATATGTATATGATAAAATAAAAGAGTTACAACCTAGATTTATTTCATCTTTTGGTAGTATTCATAGTACTGACCCAACTTCTTTATTTTTTGAAAAAATTGATGGAAGTCAAGTACAGTTTATTTTAAAAGACTATATGTTTGAAAGGCTATCTAACTTTAAAATGATAGGCTTTGATAAAATTAGTGAAACATTAGATGGTTTAAGTAAAGTAGCTGTACAAGTAAATAAAGGCTTTATAGAAATTAGAAATCATAAAATACACGGTTTTACTAGAGAAGAAGTAGATTCTATTATAAAACAGTATAATAGGTTGGCTAAAGGAGATGATTTATTTTTAGGAGAAGAATTAAAGAAAAGTAGGCATCTTGTTGATAAAATAGCATCAAGACTTTTTGAAGCTTATGGTAACAGTTTAATACTAACAGCTATAGTAGATGATAATTCTTTAATGGTTGGTAATAGGAACACAAATAATATCATAAGAGTAAAGACTAAAAACATTGAAAAAACAAGAAGTCTTCAAGAAATAAAAGAAGATGTAGCTAGTAATAAAGCTAAAGAATTAGCTAGACAGGAAGTTGAGAGACAAAGTAAAGAAGCAGAAAGATATAACAGAGAGTATAGAGAAAAGCAATATAATGAGCATAATGTTGATGGTGAAATATTACCTTCAAATGATAATTGGGATTCAAATTCAGACCCTAATATTACACCTCCTGTAACTGATAATTATACAGAGTATATAAATTATTTGAATGCTTTATTAAAAGCTGTTCAAAATAAAAAAGCAGAGTTAATAAAGGAACTTAAAAATCCAAGAAATAAAAATAAAACAAAAACTATTGATGACTTGAATAAACTTATAACTGAAGAAGGTAAATTACAAGAATACTATAATAATGCTTTAGCTAGTGAAAATGAAAAGAAAGTAGAGACTTTATCTAATGAGTTAGATGATTTATCTCATAAACTTGATGTCATAGATAGTGGTAGTATAAAAAATATTGGAGACAGAATTGATTTCCTTTTTGGATTTATTACAGGTACAAAATATGGAAGTAATGAAAATGTTGAATATGCAATAAGTGAAAATCCTGAGCTTAGGTCTAAAGTACTTTCTTTAATGCATAAATACAACAGTAAGCTTAATGAAATATCCAATAAAATTATTGAAGAAGATATTACTTACCAACAGAATGTACTCAATAATATATTATTTAAAGATTCTAATGGTAATGTAGATAAATCTAAAGTAGATGATTTATTTAAAGTAAAAGATGATATAAACTTCTTTGAGAAAGCCCTTTTAGGGGTATCTCAAGCAAGTACTAAAGAATCTATTACTCCTCAGATATTGAAATCTTATCTTGAAAAAAACATGGCTCATAGAACCTCAGAAGCTATTGTTTATAAAGATAGGTTATTAGCTGCTATTGAGAAATTAGAAGCAAAAGGTATAACTGATTTTAGCTTTATATTTGAGAAGTTCCTATCAGGAGCAAGAACAGGTAATATCATAAGTAAATATACTTCTGAGTACAGAAGAAAGCTTTATAATTACTTTAATATGGAAGTAGATAATAATGACTATGCTTCTTATTATAGTAAAAAAATACAATGGTTAAAAGCCAATGCTGATGTAATAGACTTTAGAAAAATAAAGGCTTTTAAAGACCTTTATGGCAAAAACTATCCTAATGAATTTATCTTCTCTGACCAAGAAATGCAAGAATATGAGAATAATCTTAGAAAGCAACTTGGTAAAATGTATGATAAAGAAATAGATAAAGTAAATAGCTGGGTAGAAAATTATGAGCTTACTAAACAAAACTATGAATCTAAGTATGAAGCAGAGAGAAATAATCCTTTTGTATTTTTAAGGTCCTACTTTGGAGATTCTCCTACTACAGCAGCTACATTTAATGGTACAGGAGGTATATCAAGTATATATCCTAACTTAAATGATATTGTTTTTGTACCTAGAAAGACTTTTACTGAAGGTTATGACTTTAATGGTGAAGAGATAACTTCTGATACAGGATATTATAATAAGGATTTTGATAAGATTGAGCAATCTGATGAAATGTTTGAATATTGGTCTGTATTAGAAGATATATACTCTCAATATATAAATCCTACTTATGATATATCAGTAATGAGCTTTGCTAAGATACAAAAAGAATTTTTTGAAAAAGTAGGTGATGCAAAAGGTGCTTCTAAAGCAGGCACTTTAATTTCAAAAGGTATACAAGCTTACAGAGAGTTTTTCTATGAAGTAGGTATAGGTAATAAGAAAGATAAAGGTATTGTAGAGAACTATTCTGATAAAACTAAAGCAGAGATAAAATCTCTTTCATCAGCTCTAAAAGCTAAATCTATAGATGAGCTTAAATCTATGGCAAGAGATTTAGGACTTACTATACCTAATAACATGACACCAGAGCAATTAGTACATGAGATTGCAAGTGAGATGACTCTAAGGAATTATTCTTCTGATATTAATAAAATAACAGGAGCTTTAGTTGATATGGTGGCTTTACAAAAGGCTAGAGAAGATACTTTACCTATAGCTAATATATTACTTGAGAAACACAAGAAAACTGTAGGAGAAAGTGAAAGGGAGAGAAAAAATAGTATTGAAAAATTAGAACATTATATCAATAAAGTAATTAAGAATGAGCATGAGCATGCAAGAGGTACAGAACAACTAATAGGTAAAGAGATTAAAACACCTGGTTGGATAGAGATGTTACTTGATAAATTAGGTGTTATAGGCTGGCTTAAAAATAAAGTAGAAAAAAATAGGTTCTTTTACCTTTATAGTGATTCAGAGAAACAATTACTAAGAGAGCTTCAAAGTGCAAGAGAAAAAGGTCATAACTCTAATATTAGTGATAGTTTCTATCAAGATGGTATGAGATATGAACTAATAGTTGATGAGCATGGAGGTAGATATTTTTCAAGTTATAAGGATAAACATACAGGAGAAACTAAAATAGTTGATATAACTCCAGAGCAATATGAAGAAGCTTATCAGAGAAATATAGAAGAAAAAATACAAAGCTTGGGTCTTGATTTAAATAGTGCTGGTATTATTCAAGGCATACTAAAAACTATCATTTTTAAAGGGTTAGGACTTAACCCTATTGGAGGTATTAGAAACAGAATGGAAGGTAAAAATACCAACCTTATAATGGATATGACAGGGTACTATTGGACCAGAGGTAATATTAGACATGCTCATAATTTCTTAGCTTTTGCTAATATGCTTCATATTTTACCTGACAGGATTTCCCCAGAACACATGGGTAAATATAAACAGCTAAAAATCTTTAGGTCTTTAGTAGAGAAAATGAGGATTGTTCAAGATAGAAAAAACCCTTTAGAGAGGAATATTGAACAATCTAAATTCTCTATGGAGAAATATACTAATGTCTTTTCTTGGGCTGTAGATAATCCTGAATTTAAGAACCAGGGTTCTGTGGTACTTGCTATACTAATGGATACTAAGATAGAGAATAATAAAGGAGAATTAGTACCTATATTTGATGGTTCTAAATTTACTGTATTTGAAGAAACTAAAGATGGCTCTTTAAGATTAAAGGAGGAGTTTAGGTCAGAAGAGAATATAAGGAATTGGGAAAATATGGAGATAGGATTTAATGAGGAGGATAATAACCAATTCTTTTTGACAAGAAATAAGATGAAGACTGCCATATCAAGAACACAAGGTAACTATGATGATATGGATACTTTATGGGCTTCTAGAACTATATGGGGTCAAGTTCTTATGATGTTTAAAAAATGGATGCCAGAACATTTTATGCAAAGATTTGCAGCAGGAGAGAACTTTGACTTATTTACAGGTAAGAAACAAATGATGGGTAGATACAGAGCTATGTGGAATAATAATCCTGCATTAGCTGTAACAGGACTTTCCTCTATATTAGTAGGATTAGGTTTAGGAGCTGGAGCTTTAACTGTAGGAGGTATTACAGGAGTTGTAGCTTTTAAATTTATCCATAACATGATGGGAGGTAATAAAGGTATCTTAGAAGAAGCTAATAATATTGGAGGGTTAGTATCTTTTACTAAGTCAATACTTATTAGTACTCTTAATTACCCTTTAGAGCTTATAAATCTTAAAACAGGTATTCCAGCTAAATATGATGGGTACTCTAAACTAAACCTTACAGAAGAAGAAATAGGTACTCTTAGGTCCCTAGCTAAAGAGATAGCTGTAAAACTTACTTGGTTGAGTATTATGCTTCTTGCTAAATCTCTTACTTGGGATGATGATGATGATGATGACTCAGACAAAAGAAAACTCCATAATTTCTTAGATAATGAGCTTAATACAACTATTAATACATTACAATCTTGGACAGACCCAAGTGCTTTATATGATGATGCATCAAGAAGTTCTTTTCTTTTATATTGTGGTAATGTAATGAAACTATTAAAGAGTATTATGTTACTCAATGGAGGTGATGCTTCTAAATATGCTCTAAAGGTATCTCCTGTGCCTTCTTTCTTTACACACATGGTATCTAAAGATGGTGATTTATTAATGCCTTGGCAATCTGATTATGAATATGATAAAGGTAAAACTTATTGGGATGGATTTATAAAAGAAATGAAAGGTAGAGGACATGAGAAATGGTCTAAGAAAGAATATAATAAGATAAGAAAAGAGAAGAAAGCTGAAATGTTAGAACAAGGTATGAGTGAAAAAGACATTAAAAAAGCATTAGGTACTAAACCTAAAGATATGTCTTATGTAGAAGCTCTAGAACACATGGAAAATGGAGGATTACCTGAGCAAGAACCTAAGAAAAAAGGTAGACCTAAAGGAAGTAAAAACAAGAAAAAAGAGGACTCAGCTGAAGAGTAAAAAAAATAAAGAAGATGGTTAAAAAACCATCTTCTTTATTTGCATATTAATTTTAATTTTATTACTTTTGCAACTGAAATTTTTTCTTTTTTTCATTTTGTCATGCTTAAAAGTACTAGTTATAACTAGTACTTTTTTGTTTTATATCTTCTACAATACCTCCTACTCTAAGAAACAAATCTCTTATAGTACCATCATTATTTATAACATAATCAAAAGCATCATCTGAGAGATATAAAAGGTCAGTTTCTGAATAGTGAGTAGTATCTAATTTTACCCTATCACTTTTCACTCTTATAAATATAGGTTTAAGTTCCTTTAATAGATTATATTCATGTCTAAATCTCATATCAGTAATAACATTGAAATCAAAACTAGATGTTTCTATTTGTTCTAATATGATTTTAGCAAAAACTTCATTCCCAAAAGTCTTACAAAACATATCACCTATTGTTTTATAATAAGTTCTTGGTGTCATTGATTTAGATACATCAGTTAATCCAAATTCATGTACTGACCTATCTTTATATTCATCAAGAGTTTCAACAGGAGTATTCAATAATATAGAAGTTATTTCTTTTATAGGTTTAGCAAAAGCAAATGTTTTACATCTTGTATAGTGAAACATATCTTGCATAAAGGTAGCTACTGTATCTTTACCAACACCTTTATTTCCTGAAATTACTATTAATTTTCTCATTCTTTACCACTTTTATAAACATTGTTATCAGTATCATATACAGTTTTTTCACCTCTCATTTCATTATTTATAGTACAGAGATGCACAAATATTATATCTTCAAAATCTGTTACATACTGTTCAAAAGCTGTTACAAGTTGAGAATTATTTAAATAAACTTTTTTAAATTCTTCTTTTAGTTCATTAGCTAGGTTCTTAGCTTTGTTAAGTCTGTTTTTCATAAGAAACTTTACTAACTCACTATCTTTAAGATATTCAGCTAATTTATCTATAGCTGATATATAAGCCATTACAAGAACAAAATAATGAAAATGTTTTTCTTTTTTAAGTACAGGAGTAGCTCTTTCATAGCTTCTCTGTCTTACAGCAAGTTCCATGAGTTTATTTACTTCACTTTTTGTAAGTTGAAGACCTCTTGCTTTTAACTCTAATTCAAATTCTTTTCTTGCATCCATACTAATCTTCTTGTTCCATTAAAGGTAATATACCATTATCTTTCAGTTTATTATACAGAAATAATCTACCCTTTTGAGTCCATTTTGTATTAAGTACATAGGTTGTAGAAGAATCATCAGAGAGTACTGTTTCACTCTTAGTATAACCACTTCTTGCATAAGGAGCATAAGGAAGCCAAGTATTACCTTGTTTATACTGAATACCTATTTCATTGAGTTTTCTATTAAACTCTTGAGCAGTCATACCATAATCTTTAGCAATCTCTCTTACAGTAAGACAATTAGTTGTTTTAAGTATCTCATCACAATAATCAGCTTTAGGTTGTAACTCTTCAATAAGAAGTGTTTGTTGCCTTGTTTTCTCTTCAAGAAGAATATTTTTCTCAACTTCAGCAGCATAAGCTCTAAGAGCTTCAGGTAAAGTTTTTGGTATTAAATTGTAAGCACCATGTTTCCTAATAGTAGGTAAAACATCTTCTACAACCCAATCTTGGAATTTTTCAGCACTTTCTAATTGAGACTTCATTATCAGTCTATAAAGGTTGGCTTCATTGATAAATTGAGAATAAGAACCCCCATAACCATTATCATGGTTTGTGTACTTCATCACCGTACCGTCTGATTTACAATGAGTTGCAACAGCTTCACCTGGTCTTTTATAGCCTAAAGCTTTGGCTACATCTATTCCTGAGAATAAAGGGTTATTATCATCATCTGTAGTAACCCTTACCTGACCAAAGTCAGGATTTTGGAAAATTTCAATTTTGTTCATATAACTATCAATTTAGTAAGTTTAAAATAAAAAGCCTTGTGTAAGTTAGGAACTCTCACACAAGGCAACTCAAATTAAATATAAAACGGGCAAGTACTAACTAAGAACTTTAGCAGTACAAAAGTACAAAAACTTTTTATAGGTGAATATTTTTTAACTAACTTTGACTTACCTCTTTCATTAAAAGACATTTGTAATTCTTAAAGTAAGGGTCAGAACTGAAGAAACTATTGTACTTATTTATAATTTCTTGAGGATTTTGTTCTTCTGTAAATACAAGTTCTCCTCTATAAATACTCATAATTTGACCTTTATCATTGAGTTCCTCTTCTATAATTATAATCTTTATCATATAAAATCTTCATTATCTTTATAAGTACTTGTCTCAAGTGTTCTACCATTAGTATCTTTTGGTAACCTTTCTATGTAGTCTAAAATCTTAGAAACATTGTTTTTTGAAATGAAATATTGACTCTCCATAATAAACTTAGGGTCTGTTTCATTAAGGTATATCTTAGTTGCTTCTAAGATGTCTCTGGAACCTATAGAAGGGTTATTTAAGAGCAGCTTCTTTATCTTAGGAAGTACAGTGTTCAAACTGTTCCTTCTTAAAGAGTTTCTCTTAGCAAACATTTCTATATACTCTTTTACCCATTCAAAACCTTCTGCTGATTCACCAAACAGGTCAATTTTCCATGTTATTTCGTTTTTGGTGTAATCAATAGTGTAAAATCCTAAAGAGGAAATTTTGTTCTCCAAAGCCTCTGGAAAGTATGATGGTTTCAAGTTTAGATATTTACAAAGTAAAAATACTTTACCATCATCTACAGGCACATTGTTTTTAGTTAGAATCTCAGAAACCTCTGGATTAAAATCAAGCTTTATTTTTGTCATCTTTTTCTAAAAAACTGTGTTACTATTAGACAAGTTAGAAATACCAAAAATATGATATTTACAATAGGTGCTACACTAAGTAAAGCAAATATGTAAGTACTTGTTTTATGAGAACAAGTATCACAAAAAAGGTTACTTAATGTGTATGGAGTATATATACTTATTATATAATAAAATAAGTAGCATAAACCAATAGGTAATAAATAAAAAAATAAAAAGTCTATCATAATAATTAATTTAAGTGTTTTACTTTACTTCCATATAGTACAAAGAGTTTCTTAGAAGCTCTACTCATACCTACGTAATTTAAAGAGTTACCCTCTGTACCTACTTGTATGTTTCTTTCCATTAAAGGGTTTGTATTGACTTCTGTAGAAATAGAGTTAAAGAATATATTACTATAAGTGGCACCTTGAGACTTGTGAATAGTAATACCATATCCATAATCTATACCTTTTTCAATAATAAGTTCTGGAAATTCTTTTCTTATCTTTTCATGAGTAGGATTGTGGGAAGAAAATAATTCCATTCTATCATTAGCAGGTACATAAATATAGGTATTACCTAAGTCTATGCTCTTAAAAGCACTTGTTAAGTCATCTATA